ATAGAGACCATTCGTGATAGCTACGAACCCGTAAACGAAAACCACCTCTTCGGTCGTGCTACCAGCGTAGGCGCAGTGAAGCTCGTAGAGTCCGCACGTGCCAAGGCTTATCTTCACGAGTACGCTTCGTACTGCAAGGGATGGGGTCTCCAAGGTGGAAAGTTCTTCTCTCGTAACATCCTTGAGAACAGCCGAGCCAAGAAGGCGTTTAAGGCAGTGATGGGTCTTGACCCAAACATCAACACCATCGTGATTATCTCGCCAGCCAACCCAGCTCCACAAGTCCTCACAAGACGTGAGAATGACGAGCGTGTCGCACGACTTGAATGGAAGCTCCGTAACGAACTCAAGGAAGGTGGGTACAACTACGTCAAGGTGCTTGGTAAGTATGGCAGTGTAGAGCCTTCATTCGTCATCTACAATATGTCCTACTACGAAGCAGAAGACCTCGCAACGGAGTTCGGTCAGGAGTCGTTCATCTTCTGTGAGTTTGACCACTCTCAGCGTGGAAGTACCCGTGCAGGCAAGGTCAGCGCACGTATGTATATGAAGGATGAGAATGGGGACTACAACCTTGACGATGCCTTTGAAGGTATCCTTGATAGGAATAACACCCAGCGTAACCTTACGGAGTTCTACACTCAGCTCAGCAAGAAGATGAAGTTCAACATCCCATTCGGTGATGATGGCAGTACTATCTCAGAACGTCTTAGCGAAGGTTTTGAGAAGTATATGACCGACACCCTAATCGCTTCGCATCTCACGCATTCCGCTATTGTAGGGGCTAAGAGAAAGAAGCTCGGGAATGACCGAGTGAATGAAATCCTTGAAGGACTACGCTCCGAGGATACTCCTAACAGCGAGCGCAAGAAGCTCCGATTAGAACTCTACAAGTAAAAATAAAGCAAGTCCCCTGGGAAGAAAATTCTTGGGGGATTTGTTTTTCTGAAAGGTTCTCGCTACCTTTGTATTGTATTCCAAAGTGGAGTACGTACTATCAACTAAAAACAGAATGATTATGGGAGCGTTTAACCATGACAGAATCGTTCAGCTATACAACATGCTGAGTGAAGAAGCAGGTCTTAAAGAGACCCGAGACGAAGCCATCAAATTAGCTAAGGCTGAGTTTTACGAACATGCTGGCGTTGTAGCTGTATTGCTACGACTTCAAGAGAGTGAAGTCTACGAAAAGCTCCTTAAAATCCTGGATGCAGAAGAAATACGAGTAGTTGTTCGTGATGCTATAATGCACTACTTCTCGAGTGTCATTAGCACCACTAAGTTCTTTATGTCTAAGTCTGACTTGGAAAGATTTCATACTATTTGGTATTTCTTTGATTTCTATATCGTAAAATACACATATGAAGCTCTTAGCAACCATCCGACAATACGAAGCAAGTTCTCCTTCTTCAAGAAGTCTCGTACACGTCATATAGCCTATGAATTAGCTAAAGCGTTGGAAGTGAGTGCACGATATTGTCTTACAGAAGATGTCTGTTCAAGGATACTGAATTGTGCTACATACACAGACCCTTTTTCAGGTGGTTTCTTGCCCAAGTTCGCATCCTATGTTGATAAAGATGGCAACGTTGTGCTGTAATACGTGTAATTAAACTGAGCTTCTATGGAAGAGTTAGGTAACGACAAATCGTATCGTAGTAGCAAGGGCTACCGAACCGAAGGTGTCAATGATGTGAAGGTCGCATTTACGCCATTAGCTTATGACGTAATTATGCGCATTGAAGTGCATAATAGAGACCTTTACGATAGGCTACTACGAATCTTAGATAGAGACGAACTGCATACAATCATACGTGATTCCCTTATGCACACCTTCCTGCACCTCTTCACTCACCCTGAGTTCATCATGTCTCCGAATAATGTGGAGAGGTTTGATGTTGTTCTACGGAATCTTGAACCATATACAAGAAGGTTGTCGTACGAAGTCTTTAAGGATAATCCTACGATACGCAAGGGGTTCTTCTTATTCCGAGGAAGGCGCACACGTAAAATAGTTTGTGAGCTAATGGATGTGTTAGAGAGACATGTATGGAAAGCCTTATCAGGTGAACACTTCTTCCGTCTTCTAAGATATGCCACGATAAAAGACCACGTCTTAGGAGGCGTGTCTTCAAGGTTCTTGTCGTACGTTGATGAGAATGGGCACTTAGTATTGTATTAGTCCAACTAACGAAAAGAAACAATTATGGAAGATAACAGCCATATTAAAGCCTCCTCAAACTACATCCGAGACCGAATTATAAGATGCGAGGCGCAGAAAAGTGAGCGGGAAGAGCGCATCAGGAAGGCGTTTGAGCCTTTGGCTGTTGATATGCTTGACTACTTCAAGGTGAACTATGCGTGGCTGTACAAGAAACTCCTCCGCATACTAACCCAGGAAGAAGCGGTAGCGGTCATCCGTGATGCTCTTATGTACTCAACATCTAAGCTGTTTGAGTCTTTGGGATTTGATTTGCTTAGGTCTCAGGCAGACTACTGCGCTTTCTTTTACCTTCATCTTAATGACTTCATAGATGATTACGCATTTCAATCATTAAGCTATTACCCAATTATTCGGGGGAAGTTCTACCTATTCAGAACGTGCCGTACATTCAGTATAGCCACAAGCCTGAAGGGTGCTATGGCTTCGTCTTTCAGAAAGGTTGCAAAGCCAAAGCACACCCGTCCCATAATAGAAAGTATAACTTGGGTAGACGAGAAGACGGGAGCGACATACCCAATCTTTGAAGCCTACGTTGAAGAAGATGGGAGCTTAGGTATCTACTAACCATCCCGACTTACATTGTATTATAGCTATCGTTTTGCTTCAGCAAGATGGTAGCTATAACTACATATATAAGTATAATGAGAAAAGATGGCTTTGATAGACATTAGCAAGATTGCTAATAGGAATCCTTTGGTTACTTCATCCGTAACAGACAACATTAGGACTTACATTAGCCCCGACTTCATAGACGATATTGACGACATCTTCCCGTATAGGGATAGTGGTATATTAAACACCGTTACCGATATAATCAGGTATGCTTCTAAAGAGGTAGAAAGGCTATACGACATATCAGGTGAGCTTGAGCCACTGCATCACATAAATTGGGATGATGATAAATTCTTCGCCCAATTAACAGCCTACGCTATCCCATACGTTGATGAAGACAGTCTGTTTAGTTCATCATATGCCCTGGATAAAGATAGGTTCGTAAAGCTTACAAAGGACAACGTTACCATTGCAACCGATGTAGACTATGATTGGTTTATGGACTTTTGGTATGGTGGTGAAGACGAAGAAGATAAGCCTGAGGATATAGACGCAGACGAAATCCTTGACTTTATGGAGCAGGGTGATGGATATGATAGGTTTGTTAATAATTTTCAGAAATTATGCTATAACGATATTTACGAAAAGCACCTTGAGCTTCTATCAAGATACCTGACTCCAAGGCGCATTGTTTTCGGGGCTAATGATAGCGACCTACTTACTGTTGGGCTCCTCCCTGACGACCTTGACGATAAGGAATGGGCTATTATAGCCAATAACAATGCAGTCATCCTTCACTCTATTTTGTTTGACATCCATACGGCTTACTCTCGCTCTAATGGTAGCTTATCTTCTTTCCGTAAGGAGATTCAAAAATGCGAAGAAGAAGAGTGGCATCTAAGTGATGACAATGCAGTATCCGAGATGATTGATGGTTCAGCAAAGAGGACTATACACGATTATATGCACTCATTGTCAGTTTCAGCTACGGACGAAGAGCTTAGGAGAATTACTGGTGCTTTCGGCAGGAGCAATGAATGGATTGGTTGGATACCATCATGGATTCGTCAAGATGATGATGTTATATTCACGGAAATGGACGAATATAGGGGTGCGAGGATTTTAATGCCCGATGCGGAAGTTGAAGATGAGGATGATATTGAGTTCAACTTTCTCATTAGTATTGAGGATAATAGATATAAAGCTCTTCTGAAAGCAATCAATACCGTGTTCACGAGAGAAGACGGTTCTCTGAGAGTATTTGAACTTAAAGACTCTAAGGGTGAATATACGTATTCATTCAACCCTGAGTATCCTTTGTTTGCGACCGCAAGGATACAAGCCTCATCGGATATATATGCCGACAATGAAAGATTCCTTGACGAGGGTGAGGACGGATGGTCTACCGACATAGACATTAAGGCTTGCTTGGTTATAGAACATTAAAGATATGGCTCTAATAGATATAAGTAAGATAGCAGTTCGTAAGCAAACTATTCAGGATAAGTCTAACCCTACGACTACAAAAGACATAGACCTGACAGAGATGTCCACTCTCCCTGAATTGTATCAAGGCAGGGCTGGGCGTTTTTGGAGAGTGTTAGAAGAGCTTATATCGTTTGCTTTGGGCGAGATTAAAGATTTCAACAAAGAACACGAAGCAAGCAAAATGTTGTATAGCATTGGTTGTGATGAAGATGTAATTACAACGCAACTCCTATCATACGCTCTGCCTAAGGTCTCCGTGAACGCAATGACACGGACAAGTGGTGTATTGTTAGATAATATACTTAGGACGGACTTATATAACCTTATAGGCTACCCCGATGGGTGGGATGAAAAGGTTATTAGAGACGCATTTTTTGATGAGGATTATGACTTGACTTATGTTGACGGAGTGAAATATGATATACTACGTAAATTTGAGTCGTCCAATGAGTTTGATGAGTATGTATCCGATTTCAATAATATAGTATGCGCATCTGTCAGGGAGAAAGCAAATCAGCTATTCAATCAGAAGCTCAACATTAAGGATGAAGATAACCTGTTCGCATTTAATCTTGAAAGTGTAAAAAGCGGGCAAGTAGAAGTCAGCAATATATCAAAGATGATTGCTCCGCATTGGCACTCCGATGCGTCTACGCAATACAACTATACCATTCAGACAATTCTACATGTAATATCTGACATCAGATTTAGGACTACCGATTTTCAATCGTTTAGGACTGAGTTGCTTGATTTTATAGATGATGATGCTTTTCTGCTTTCGTCTAATCTTCCTTTGATTGATATGCTTAATAGGGAGAACAAATCGTCAGTAGCTGTATTCCTAAGGCAATTCGCTCAGAATGTCACGGAGGAAGAATTTAATGGCATTAAGAACCTAAACTACAAGGTATCTAAGGATTGGCTTGGTGATTGGGAGAGTTACTCAGAAAACCCGTTGGAGTATATGTGCCTTTTCTTCAAACCTGAAAATCGCAGTAGCTTTATACGTTCATACTGTTCGTATAAACAAGGCGAATATGAATCTCCAACAGATGGAAGCTCAGCTCCGCATTTGTCATTTAAGCCTATTGATATGATTGCTTCATTTTCCAATATAATAAGAGATGACCTCATTTCCGAGATGGGGGTCTCTGTACTTAGTGTATTCCGAAGAGGAGATGGGTCTTTTAGAGAGTTGAGCGTATCAGTTGAAGGAGGGGAGACATTACTTAGAGTAAACCCTAAGTACCCTTTCATAGCGAAACATGCTATAGCCCCAAGTTTAGAAATTAACACGGGAACGAGTGGAGTGTATGCGTTCTATAGTAATAAGGTGTCCTACAGGGCTAAGTTTCGTTTGATGAACTCTTCATACATTTAATTATGGCATTGATAGATATAAGTAAGTTTGCAGGACGCAAGTCTGCGGTTCAAGGTGTTAGCCAATCACCTGCAATACGGCAAATAGGGCTATCGGATGTCCATAATCTTGGTGAGCTATATAAAGATAGAATAGGGAATGTCGGTGAAGTAATCGATGAGCTCGTGTCGTTTACGCTCAGTGAGATTGAGGCATTCAACGAGAAGCACGAGTTCGCCAATATACTTTACAAGCTCGGGTGTGACCGTGATGTAATGACGACACAGCTCCTTGCCCGTGCCTTGCCACGAATACCTGATGGTATGGAAATAATTGCATCAGGAGAGTTCTTAAAGATGGGGTTTAAGGGAGACCTGATTCGTTTAATTGGCTTCTCAGGAGATTGGGGTGAAGACTTCATCAGACATGAGTTTTTTGATGAGGATGCTGATTTGACAAATGACCTTAAAGTTAATACCGAAGTAGCTAAACGGATATGCGAGTCAGACGAATTTAAGGAATACGTCTCCGACTTTGAAAATACGGTGTGTAGTGCTGTGATGGGGAAGGCAGAGCAACTGCTATCGCAAGAGGTCAATCTGAAAAGCTCTGACAACTTCTTTGCTTTTGGTGCATATAAGGGATTCAAAGACCAACTTAAAGTGTTTGATATGTCTAAGATGGTGAGTGAATCTTCTTATGTTGATACTTCCCTTCAGTACAACTGCTCCATTCAAACTGTCCTTCATGCAATAGCGCACGTCAGGTTCAGGTCTGTTCGCCTTGATACGTTTAAGGAGGATTTGCTTCAATTTGCTGATGAGGACACGTTTATGGCTTCATCCGAGTTGCCTTTGATTGATGAACTGAGTCCAAGAAATAGAGCAACAGTAGCCTTGTTCTTGAGGCAGTTTGCGTCTGACCTTACCGAAGAGGAATTTAAGAGCATACGTAATCTGAATTACAAGGTACATAAAGATTGGTCTGAAGCGAAGTTAGAGGGTGACGTAAACGCATTGCAATATATATGCAAATGCGTCAAGCCAGGTAGTCCGAGAGCATACATATATTCACAAAGTGATACCATCCCAGCTAAGTATATATCAAGCAAGAACGGATACGTAAAGCACAAGGTGTCTTTTGAACCTATTGATACGTTGGAGCTTTTCAATGGCATCCTATTCGTAGGGTATATATCTAAATTCTCTGAGTTTGCGCTTAGTGTCTTCAAACGTCAGGATGGGTCGCTTAGAGACCTCTCAATATACGTTGATGGAGGTCGTACGATACTCCAAGTGAACCCTGACTTCCCGTTCATAGGAAGGCATCACCTTGCTCCTATCCTACGTATAGACCAAGGTGTTTATGGCATAGAGGAACGAGATGATGACGAAAGCACTAACGAAGAAACCACATATAAGGCGAAATTAACCATAGCCCATTCATCGTTTATTTGATTATGGCACTAATAGATATTAGCAAGATTAAGACCCGTACTTCAGGGGATATTTCTGCAAGCTCAGACTTCCATTCGTCTTCGTATATCCAACTTAACCCTATGTCAGATGGGATTGGAGCATACCGAGAGGTGATTGCAGATAGTATGGGGCATATCATCCGAGAAGCCGTGTCAAGTATGTATGATAATATAGTCGGTTGCTTATATTGGGATACCTCACTCTTCAGTGGAAAGGATGGTTTCAAACAAAGTCAGTTTGTTGATTATATCTCCAAGTATGCGTCCTTTAAGAGCATCGCCTTCCACGTTGATGAGGAAAAGCCTGACTACCCATTCCGACCTTCCTTCTATAAAGAAGTCGTAATGTTCGCTTTGGGTAAGATGGGTGTATCATCTCAATTCACGGAGGATGAAGTTGAAGGTATATGCGATAACCTCTCCAAATGTATTGATAGTACATATCTTGAGGATAACATTTATAATACCTACGAAGAGAAATACGGAGGTAGGATAACCCCTATTGTGATTGTTCGGGATGATAGCTCTTCAAATGGCTTCAACCTTATTGACTTTAGTTCTGTTCCTAAGGATGATTGGGATGATTTTGATATAGAGCTATCTCGTAAGATGCTCCTATTGAGGTCTGCCATTCTATATATGGCTGAGAATTTCCCTTCTCGTCCTGATAGTCTTTCCTCCTTTGAGCAAGAGGTGGCTGACTATCATAATTCAATGGTTGAGTATAGTAGAGGAAAGCTACCTCATATTTGGCAGGATGTAGACATTAGAGAGCCACTTCGTATGCTACTCAATAAGTCAGAGGACTACATTAAAGAAAGAATTGTCAATTCCGAAGACGACCTAAAAAACCTCAAGTCTGACTTTACTTCCATCAATCCGAGTATGGCTTTTATGGAGTCAGTTTCAGTTCCGTTTAAGCTTGATGACGAATGTCGTATGATTTCAAGTGGGGTTACATCTGAAGGCGGTATTACCTTTACCGAGCAAATAGTAGGATTGTGTCGTTCGTATTCTAATCTATTCAGAAGTGCATACTCTGCCGATGGTGATAGCGACTACTACATAACGTTTGAGGTTAATGGCAACAAATACAAGGTGAAGAACCCAGCGATGTCTATGTGCGTGAATCTGTTCTTGGGTCTTCCTCGTCATGGAGGCGGACTATTGGATAAAGATACCACATTAGCTAAGTCTAACCTTGACTTGAAATTCGCATATTTCTAACAACCAAATACTCCACGACTATCCTTTAACCAAGGTGTCGTGGAGTCTCCTTTTACCTAAATTGTATATGGCACTGATAGATATTAGTAAGATTAAAAATAGGTCTCTCGTAGTCAAACCGACTTATGTGGACACGAAAGTGACTATTATTGATTCCAATAAGTCTGTTGATTACGCAGGAGCTTTTGGGGAGCATATAAAAAACCTTGAAGATACACTCTCGTGGATGGTTGGGCTATCTATTGATATGACATATGATTTTGTCCTCAACTCAACTATGGCTGAGTTTTTCAGCAAAATACATTGGGACGAGAAAAGGTTTGTCGCTATACTTGCAAGCTATACGTATCAATATATCAGCGATGAAAAGTTCTTGGTTGAAAGGAAGATTAACTTCAACGACCTGAAGAACGTCATAACTTCCAATATATCTGACAATACATCACTTGATGATGATTGGTTCGTTAGGTTTATATATGGCGATGAGGATGAAGATGACGAAGATGATGTAAGACCTGAGTACGTAGACTTCTCGGATATTCTCGCTGACCTTGAGTATAACTCTATATCAGAAGATTTCATAGATGAGTTTAACAGAACATTATCGCCACGTGTAGTTAGTAAGATAAAAAGTAGGATGTTGTCTGATGGGATGTGCAAGCTGTATGCAGTTAGTGTAGATGGTGAAGATTCTGAAGATGATACCATGCGGTATATAGATATATCTAATGCGACTCCACCCGAATCCTGGATTGATTTATCACGTCAGTCGGCTTCTGCTATGGATTATATACTGAGTAACCTGCGGAATGTAATGTTATCGGTTGCTAAAGACCCGTCTAAATTCATGACTGTACTTGCTGAACAAGTTGAAGAGTATGGGCTATTTTCTGAGGATGCAAGCATACTGAAAATGGAATACTTAAGCAGAGATACCAAGTCAAGTATTGTGTCTTTTCTGAAAGTTTTATCTAATTCAATGACCGATGATAAGGCTCGTAGGATTATTGAGGCATTCTCTTCTTGTGAAGCTTGGGATACTTACAAGCTCCCAAGTGAGATTATTAAAGGGGCTAATGTAGCATACCGCAATGAATTATCTTTTAGCGAGTCGATTTCGTGCTATGCCCATATTTCGGTTGAAGATGGTGGTTCTAATGTTTCTCTAACCGAGGTCATTCCTCAACCAAAACCCAATGACGACCTAATTGAGTTTAGTGCGTATCCTTATATAGTCCAAACTGTATTCACTAATGATGATGGGTCTAAATTGAATATACAGCTTCACAGCAATAATGGAAATGCTATCATAAGATGTGATGGCGACTTTCCTATTATTGCTAATATATGCGTTGCTCCTACATTTGATTTGTCGGGAGAAAATAGTACAAGTGCGTATATGAAAAAAGACCCGAGCGATGGAATTTATGAAACGGGATGTTATGTAAACTCTATAGTAAGCATAGTATTTTAATATGGCACTAATAGATATAAGTAAAATTCAAAATAGAGGTAGTGTAGTCGCCTCAAAAGCTCAAATAGTGTCTTCCGTTGAACTCTCAGAGGACGGGTTTAGCCGCTACCTAAGTAGCGATATAAAGTGGATATTGAATGACTTCGTCAAGGATTTGTTCAGCCATGAAAACGAGTATGTTCTTCTTGCACACGAAGACGATGTTGATGAAGTTCTTGGGATAACGCACGAACAAGGAGATAGCTTTGCGGTTATGGTAGCCGACAGAATGATTGCGCTCGCTCTGTCTAAGCCTGAGACCTCATGGAGCGATAGCGAGCTTAATAACATCTTGTATAACCTCCTTCAACGAATCCAATGGGAGGAAGGTGATGAAGATGTGGATGAGGTTATCGGAAAGCTAATGGAGCTGAACGATGAAAATCATCCAATGGATGAGATTCTTAACGTCATTGATAATATAGAAGACCAATTCAGGGAGAAGGTTGAACCTGAGGACGCACGGTACAATAACATCGTCCCTGCCATCTCTTCTGTTGATAAGGAAAGCGGAAAGGTTGTCTACTATGATATATATAAAGAAGACGATGACACTCAGGCTGAAATAGCAATTTCTATAGGTCATATCATCTTGGCTTGTTGCACCATTATCATGCTGATAAATGAGCACAAGAATAACTTTGAAGACTATTACAAGAGGGATGCGCTCGCAGACGAGCTGGAAGACCAAATGTACACAAAGCCAATTTGGTTTGACTCCGAGCAATTCCGTAAGTCTGTGAATGATGTACTCCCATTGATAGCTAACAAGGAAAAGGAGGAGGCACTGAACCTACTTGATAAGCACGAAGAGGTTATCAGCCGATTTGATTTCCAATATAAGACCACCCCTTACGAGTGCGTATATTTAGATTTCAATACGAATGATATGCCTCATGTCCGTGTGCATACAATCATCAACCAACAATGCAATATGGAAGAAGGTCTTCCAGTCCCTAACGAGATTACGGCTAAGTGCGCTAACGTGCTTTCCAATATGCAGGAGATGCTTGCTGATTTCTTTGGGCGAGATGGTGAGTTCGTCACTTCGTGTGTAGTTAAGGACAAGGGGTATATCTTCAAGAACGTATATGGGGCTGGTTATTTGTCAATAAGACCATCCGTGTTATATGACGACTTTAGCTCCTACATTGATGATGACAACAATTTATGCCAAGCTACTTTTAAGATTGAGTTTGACTTCATTTAGAATCATATGGCACTAATAGACATAAGTAAAATAAAGAAAGGAGCTGCTGTAGTAAAAAGTGCTCAGAGCCATTCAGTCGTAAGGTCTTTTGAAGGTTTGGAGAAGTCTAAACTTGAAGACCTTTATAGAGATAGACTTCCGATTATATCTAAGGTCTTCTCTGAACTCGCTGAGTACAACCTGAGCAAAATTAAAGAGTTCAACGAAAAGAATGACTTTAGTGAAGTTCTTTATAGCCTTGGTATAAATAGTGACGTTCTTACAACCCAACTTCTTTCATATGTAATGCCAAGGCGTAGCATGCCAAGAGGAGGAGTTACAACTGAGAACCTCTCTGACTTTGAGTTTTGCGCAGAGCTGAAGCCACTAATAGGTATGTCTGACGATATGGACATCGATTACTTAGGAAGAAGGTTGTTTGGTGAGGATGTTGATGAAGAGGATTATGAATTTGAACATGATGTTCAAAGTATAGTTGATGAGCTTTACTCCAGCTCTGAGTTTTCAAGCTATATATATGCGTTCAACGATGAGGTTGGAGAAGAGGCAAGAGCCGAAGCAGAACGTTTGTTTGACCAAAGGATAAACCTCAAAGGCTCTGAGAACCTATTTGTCTATAAGTATATCAAAGAGAGTAGAGGATTTGAGGTATGTAATGTATCCTCACTCGTTGAAGAACCATCGCACTTATATATGGCGATGCAATACAACTGTGTGATACAGACCATTATCCATGCGATTATACTTGTACTCCGAAAAGCTTATAATGCAGAGTTCTTCAATAAGTATATGCTTGAACTCGCAGACGATGAAGTGTTCTACACTTCGGATGAACTTCCATTACTCGGAGAGCTTAGCAGAAGGAATGCTGAGAACGTAGCTTCATTTTTGAGGCGACTTGCCTCGGAAATCAGCAAGGAGGAGTTTGATGAAATCCATCGGCTTATAATAGGTTCAGGAGCTTCGTCATTGAATTATAAAGATGACTCTTACGCAAAGGATTTCTCCCACTTTGTCTTTAATGCGACCACGAGGGATGATACAGATGGATACGCATACTCTGTTGGTAAGATGGAATTTGCTCAGTATAAGTCTATCCATTCAAGCGATAGCCCACGTGCTGTTGTCAATGTTTCAGTCCCTGAAATAGAAAAGGTATTCTATCCAATCTTTCACGCTGATGCCATCACTCAGTTTGGTGATGTTGTTCTTGCGATATTCTCAAAGAGCGATGGGTCTAAAAGACAATTAGAAGTGTTTGGTAAGAGTGGCAATGATGATATCAGAGTAGACCCCGAGTATCCGTTTATGGCAAAGCATTATTTCACCCCAACTATAAAGATACACCGTGGAAGTTCAAGTGTAAATTCGCTTGGTGAGAGTGAGAATATATACAATGCAGAAGCCTATACAGAACATTCAACGGAGATATAGATAATATGGCTTTAATAGACATCAACAAAATCAATAGAAGAGGGGCTGTAGTCAAATCCGTTTATGACCCCAAGAAGGACTCGGCAAAAATAGTGAAGCCGATGACCGATGATGAGATAAGCGTTTACATTTCTTGTGTTGATATTGATGATGCCATCAAAGAACAGGCTAATGGTGTCAAGTTAAGCTTAGAGCGTAATTTCCATTCTATCCAGGATAGGTATGACGACCCCATGAGCGATGTAGCTGAAGACTACAACGCTACGTATATAGCAGAAGCCCTCGCTACTCACTCTTATTTTGTCGGTAAACTTGACGAGGTGAGGGATGTCGTAATGGATACTCTTCTCTCAGATACATGTGACTTTGGTGATTTAAGGTCAGATGAGCAGGAGAGGTTTGTTGATGATTTACTCGCTGGAGACATTATATATGAAATCCAAGACTTGTATAGCGAGAAGAACCGCCAATTAGACACAGATGATATATATGGTAGTAGCAGGTTGGTTGTGTCATACTCGGCTGATAAGCCCAACGTTCCATCTTTATGTAAAGCGTCATTAAACCGTTTTGATTACGATACCGTACGAAAACTTAACAATATCTTAATTTTCATGTACGAACTTATCAACATTTCCGAGTCCGCAGAGCGTAAAGGAGCGTTGTCCGAACTGAGGGAAATGGGGGTAGAGAAGGTGCTGTCGGAAATCAATGATAGGTATTTGGATTTTGATTCGGCTGATTACGACTCTGATATAGAGGATGTGTTTCTTCAAGAAATTTTGGTTGTAGACCCTGAAATATCGGCTATGTTTGGTAAGTTCTTTAGTAGGTCTGATGAGGAAATATCAAGTATATTTTCTCGTGTCAGGGAACACTATAAGAAGCTTTTAGGAAAAGATGATTTCTCAAAAGTACTCAACAAGGCAAGTAGTGTCTTTTACCCAGGAGCTGGTGAGACCGTCATAGAAGTAAATTCTAAGCTTAGGTTTGATTATAGAGCGTCTGCTCTTAACAAGGAGTGTACTTCAATTCCCCCAGGGGTTGATGTAATTCACAATTTTGCTCCGCTATATAACCTCTTCTCGTCTTTTTACGGGAACGATGAGGGAAACTACTCCATCACAGTGTATGGTGAAGATGGTAGGTTTTTGTTTGAGAACCCCGTATTCTCATTTACATATGCCGTATCAACTTCGATTAAGTCATATGGTGTAGACGATTCGGGAGATGGGTACTTTATGGATGTTACATTTGGTTTGTTTAATGAAGAGTAGTATTAGCAATGGCGTTGATAGATATAAGTAAGATAGCAAAAAGGGGCGTAGGGGACATTGCAGGAGCTTCGTCCTACTACACCTCTTTGTCTCGTATAGTCAGCATCTCTAAGGATGAAGAGTACTTCAAGGAATGGGGGCGAAATCATAGCCTTGCTACCTTGAACGATATGCTTAACATTATAGGAAAGGAGAACCGACTAAAGGATGACCTTGAACAGATAATAGAGGAAAGCGATGTCCTTGCGGGAGTTGATGCGCCAGCACTCGCTGACATTGTAAGGAGAAACCTCGGACTCTATATGCTAACGTACGCTCAATTTGAGATTGATGAGAATCGGATTAGGAACGCTTGCATAAACTCAGTGAAGGCTTACACGTCAGAATACGACTACGACTTGGATTTCTCTTCGTTCTTAAACGCAATCTGTGAGCCTATTACGACACAAAGCCTAAAGACGGGTCTCCTTGGTAGGCTAAAAAGAGAGCTAAGCGAATGTTATAACGAAAAGTATAGCCCATCCTTTGGACATAGGTACACAAAGGATATGGTTATGGGCTATTCGCAAGATACCTCCTCGTATGGTGTTTACGACTTATCTCCGATAGAAGACAATGGGGATACGCTGGATGATATATGCCCACATCTATTTGATATCTTGCTTTGGTTTGGGTATGTCCTTGGATATTTGTATAAAAATAGGGACAGACTTATTGACATAAGAGATGACGTAGATGCTATGCTCAAAGATATTCAAGATGAGTTTATATCGAATCCGAACACGAATAGGATAGATAGGATAATCCGTGACACTAAAAAGCTTGTATCTAATCTGTTCTTGAACTCTGATGATGAAATCCTTGCAGTATTTGATAAGTACGAAAATGAGTTTATAAAGGCTACAGAAGACAACGTCCCAGTGGTCTTCCCCTCGGATAAAGTGTATCGGAATGGTCAGCTATCATCAAATCAAACAGTCTACATAACCAACGATGGAGAACCTATTATATATAATGGTGTTAGCGACAAAACTGAGCTTGAGGTCATTTCATCAAAAGAGTTTGACGTTTGGAGAAGCATACTTACGGAGCTGATACCAAATAGAAATGGCGGATACACTATTGAGGTAGAAGCGAAGAGCGGAAGATTATATAGGTTTGAAAACTTGGTGATGTCCTACCCTTCAAAGTCTTATTCTACATTTTCATTAGTAGAGACACAAACAGACCGCTTCCCATCAGACGCTCCTTTGGAGATACAGAAGAGCGGTGTTACTAAAGTGCAGATGAGAGTTGGGTATAAGTAAAACAAATCCCCTTGCAGGTATATCTTGTAAGGGGATTTTTTATTACCTTTGTTGTGTGATATAAATCACTCTAATCCGTAATACGTATTCATATGGAAGAACAGAATTTAACTTACAAGACTCCTGCTCTTACGAACATCACTCTTCAAAGCATAATGAAGGAGGAGATGAAGAAGCAGGTAGATGACTACTTGAGGAAGACCATCTTTAAGTACACGGCATTAGTCCTTCAGGACTTTATGCCTGACGCACGAACATCGTGGAACAGCTTCGTTGATATGACGAAAGAAGCCTACAAGGAGAAAGGCTTTCAGGTACTGAAGGAGATGTTGAGCTACATCACCTACGCCAATATCCAGGACTTCAGTCTGAGGGCAGGCGTTGAAGGTGCAGAGAGTGCAGACCCTATCATTAGGAAGTTCAGCACGTGCCTTATTGATGAGCTGTCATACATTCCCGAGGATGCCGATAAGGTGTCATTGGCGAACTCCGCATTCCAATATGTCAAGGGCACTCTTCTTCCCATTGCTCTCTCGTCAAGAGTTTGTAGGTACAGAGAGATTGTAGACGTAGAGCACTCATGTGGAGGTGATTACATTAAACTATCGCAATATGGGATGTTTGAATGTGACGAGAATGGTATTTTCAAGGCGGTAGGATACGGAGATGAAGCTCCAAAGTACAAGCATACAGCTATAGGGTGCTTCCTTGGAGAGAGCGATGTGGAAACGAATAAAGAAATGAATGCCATTCGCAGAATTGAGGATGTATTTTTCTTAAACACAGCCATCATGCTTGCTCGCCAAGAGGATAGACCTATTTCCTTCAATGAGAAGGTCTTTGAGGAGTTCAAGAAGAACGCCTGGTTGAGGAGCAGGGATAGTCAGATAGACGAGATGGCATATGAAATCCTTACGAATGACGAGAAGAAGGCTGTGAAAGATGTAAGCGTGAAGGTGAAATCGCTTAGGAGTGTCATTGATATTCTCGCACATAATAAAAGTTTCGTCAGCTTCTTCCCCGAAGATGAGGAGCTTATAATGTCTAAGGACGTATCGTCTGAGGTCTCTGTACTAAGCAACATTGAGGTATTCTCAGAGACACTAATGAAGTCTTACGATGAAAACGCTGGGGCGACTCTCTTAATCGCAGAGGGGCATATGAAAATTATCCATAGCCTAATGGAGTCCATATATAAGATGATGTCAAAGGTGTTCGGTTTTGACACAAGCCGTCATGTCGTAATGACCTATGATGGAGAACCTGAAGGATATATTGCCCCATATATGTCTTGGGTGATTCGCTCGAGTGTCACTGCACTAATCACAGCACAGCCAAGAGGATGTGCCATGTGCATGGATAAGCCCATGAAAGAAGACGAGCCGTTCTCCGTGTTGTTGATTAGCGACATACGAGTAGACCCGAATATGCCTTAGTGTCGTATATACAGCAAAGACAAGTCCCTGCAACCTAATCGTTGCTGGGATTTGTTTTTTATATGGGAATGCTTTACCTTTGCAGTACATAACGATATAAACGACTAATGAAACTATAATCAAATGAGCAACAATCAAAGTCGTGTAGTGGTCGCTTTTGACTACTCCAACATATTCTACCGAGGGCTATTCACCTGCACCTCTAAGCGTGCGTCTAACGGGCTATTCTTCTCGGCTGATGATGACCTTCGCCTTCTCGGTAATGTCGTCCTCAGTCAGATTGCAGGGCTTATCAAAGACCTTGCTACGGGATGTGATGTCGTCTTCTGTGTGGACACCCTTGGCTCTTGGAGAAAGGATGTCATCAAGAAGATTGACTGCCTATCAGGTCTTGGATACAAGGAAGGGCGAAAGAAGAAGGAGGACTTTGATTGGGATGGCATTCATCGTACGATGCAGGAAGTCCTAAGCGTCCTCCGTGAGAAGGGGTATAACATCCTCTCCATCCCGCACGCTGAGGCTGATGATATGATGGCGTTCCTTGCCGATACGCTTATCAACAAGACTGACTGCAATAGCCTTGTTATCGTCTCTGCGGATGAAGACCTGCGCCAGCTCGTGAGATACAAGGCTGAAACGGGTCAGTGCGTTATGGCAGTCAATCCCGTATCAAGTCAGGAGAAGGACATCAACAGAAGAGGTAAGCGTACAATATATATCTGCGAAGAGCAGAACGAAGCCTCAAAGGAAACGGGCAGCTTCTTCTCGGTAGGACTATCTACCAATATGCGTCAGCTCGTGTATATCCGCAACTGCATGAGCTCAAACAAGTACAACCTTGATGTAATCAACCCACACGACATTCTCATCAACAAGCTCCTCTGCGGTGATGACGGAGACTCCATCCCTGCGCTGTATGAGTTCTACACCAAGACGGGGCGTGTCAAGCGTATCACAGCTAAGCCCAAGGAGTATATCGTAGAGACCCTTAACGTCAAGAAGGCAGAGGACATCTACAACAATGTAGACCGACTTCCAAAGGTTATCGGAGAGTCCCTCAAGACGGAAATCCTATACAACCTGAATGAACGTCTGCAAGTCCAGCGTGAACTCGTGGAGCTTGACATCAACAACTTCCCTGAGGAGCTGAGAACTCTTTGGACGTATACCATTGAGCCAAGCATCCTCATCAACGCTACACGCCCCATCAACCCTCAGTACAATATGGATATAACCGAGGATATGCTTCTCGCTGATACCAAGTTCGTCATTGAGAAGGTTGAAGGTAGAAAGGTCGTAGAGCATAGCGTCCTCAAGGAACTCAACCGCAGTGTGCGTAGTAGTGCGGTGGACGGGCGTAGTACGAAAGACCTTCTTGATGACATGTTCTCCTAAATACTTATTTTAAGTATGCCGAATAATGTTTTCGCTAAATGCTCTCCTGATGGGATAGAGCATCTTCTCCTTGGGTTATCACGAATGACCCAGCTCAACGTAGATGCTTATCTTGATGTTGTCACAAAGCCTCTTTATGATGACGTGAAACTGGGTAAGGAAGGTGAGCTGTTTAAGGCGACAAAGGTCTTTCTCGGGGACGTTACTGATGAGTACGTGAATGAGTATATGTTTGACAACGCAATCAAGCTCATATCCCACGAATCCATCTACGACCTTACACAAGCAGACAAAGAAGGAGGTGAAGACCTATTATCTTGTCTTACATCGCTCTTTGGGTATGGTAATATGATGTGCGATATAGCCTCTTTCATAATGGAGAATAAGACTAACCCATATAACGAGGTTATAGAGAACAATTCCAATCCTTATTTCTTGCAGGTGGTGTTCCCATATATGAAGAAGTTGTATGGAATAGGAAGAGGCAAGACGGATATAAGCAATCGTAAGTTCCAACGCAAGATGTCTCCAAGCTTGGCATACAATGATACTGACCTAAGGTTCATGAATCTCAACTTGCACTCTACAGTCCCTATCGGAGCGAATGATAGCTATAAGCCAGCTTCATATATCATCCCGAAAGGAGATAGCTATATGGACGTAGCTCTTCATATAGATGGTAAGATAAGTTGTGAGGATATTCCAAAAAACAATATCAAAGACATGATGACGTATGTTGATGGGATATACCTTGCTTCAACGGATAATGCACGCTTGGACAAGCTCTCAAATACACTTGCATACATCAGGTGGGCTATTTCGGGTACTATGGAGGAATACATCGGCTATTCATCAGAACGTTACCCTCGCAAGATGTTTCGTAAGCCAAGAGGCTTCCTCCTTGAGAACAATGGCGTGCAAGAGGATTTGAGCGTACTGACTATGAAGGGGCTCTGCGAGATAGGTAGCTATGCGTCAGTCCTTGAAAAGGAAATGAGCACAAGTTATTTTAGTGAGAGTAACCATACACCAAATAACTCCGATAAAGACTTCATAGTAGACTACCCCTACGGATATACGGGGGAGAGACCTGATACCCTATCCGAATGGATGGAGGAGATGCGTCTTGTTGAGGAGAACGGCTTACGCAAATGGTCTTTTGACGTTATACTCAATACATATAAGCAGTCTGTAAAATTGTGTCATAAGCGTTTTGAAGAGCTTGCATTCAAGTATGAAAACATAGTAAACTCCGCATCCGATGTTATCGCAGATGGGAAAATGGGGAACTACATTTGGGTGCGCCACGAGGATATCAAATACCATTTCAGGAGGATGATAGCATCGTTACATATTAACTTTAGTGCAAAGCTGAAGCCTATCAATATGTATGATACCATATTATCGCACCTAATAAGCGAGAGCGATGTTCCAGCACGGAAATTTATACCAACGTATTGCTTCCACGTGTATTCAGAATCGTACACTGAAACAATCATATAACAACAAGTAATGGAAAGATTTAAGATAGAACCCAATGGGCGCACGTTCCGTGAGGAGTATGTAGACCACACAGCAAAGCCTATCCTCATCCGTTCTTTGAGACGTATAGGGCTGTACTACGCAGAGGTTCTTAGTCACTTTATTCGTATCTACGGAGGGAAGCCAAAGAAGAGCATCAAGAGTAAGCTGAAGGGGGTATTCGTTGGATTATCAGCAGACACGCCAACAGAGCTGAAGGACAACCTATTCGTCCGTGCAGTTTCCGAGGTCTTTAACTCAGGTGACAACAAGAAAATCATCCTGAAATTCATCATGGGGGTTCTGAACCTGAATAACATGCTATCGGTAATTTCTTCGGGAAGGGATGAAAATGCAGATGTAGATAAGTCAGTATCGTATCTCGTTGATAGCACGTATGAGTACTTATATGGTAAGCTGATGAAGTATGGTTCATCCATCACCCCCGAAGAGGTCAAGGTATATATGAAGAGGTATATCCTTGACCACGTGATACCATTCATGTACACCATCGTTCAGAAGGAAGACATCGTAAGCAACAAGGGAATTGCTACAACACAAGTCCACTCGGAGGTGCAGGTCGTATTCGGCANTGATACCATTCATGTACACCATCGTTCAGAAGGAAGACATCGTAAGCAACAAGGGAATTGCTACAACACAAGTCCACTCGGAGGTGCAGGTCGTATTCGGCAAGGATGATAATGGCGTTCTTCGTTCATCTACTCTTAATGGTGAGGTCGTCCGTAGTTTCAACTTTGGTTGCTTCGGCATTTCATCGGATGCAGGTGCTACGGGGTACGATGGATTTGTCTACACACCTAATACTATCCACGAGTACCTTGACGACACCTTCTACAAGAAGACATCAAGACCTATAGAGATGTTCCCGTGCTACGTCTACGAATACTTCAAGGACGACAAATTCAAGAGATATGGCGAACTCCCTAAGTTCCGATTTGCTATGATAACCCCCGAGCTTCGGAAAAAGTCAGCCAACCTCGCTCCAAGATTGAGGAACTTCATTTATAACAACCCTCAGAACGTTAGGAGCACCTTTGACCTGATTGATTATCAGAAGCTGAGTAGTTATGATACCCGTGAGATGATACTTGAAAAGATGCTGGAAAGAATGCAGTCCGTATTCAACGCCAAGATTGACTCGGTCGTGGAGCATTTTGAAAGGTTCGTTAAGACCCGTGTTGATACCTACACCGAGTTTAACGAACTCACGGAAGAGATGTTCGGGGTCAAGTGCACATCATTCTATCAGGATAATTGCTACTTTGATTTCCCTGCATACCCTTGGCGCACGAGATTATGGGCAAGCGTATTCACGGATTCCGATAAGAAAGAAACAATCCACACTCCTGGGAGTCTTGCGACCATTCCTCTGCACCTCTACCCTCTCAGGATTGAGGAGTCCCCTTTCAGTATGTGCCTTGAGTTTGACATCCGTGATGTGGGATAGCCTACACAAGAATCATATACAGCAAATCCCCGAGGACTATTCCCTTGGGGATTTGTTTTATTCAAACCTAAGCACTACCTTTGTAGTACAAACTAACTAATCCGAGTTTATATGGCTCTCCTAAGAAAAGAATTACTCTCCAATAGGGACACAGTTGTCAAGTCTTCTGTTACAATATACCCGCATGTGAAGTCTATCCGCATCTTTGAAGATGTGTTCAAGGACGTTATCATTAACGTTGTGGAGGCATTCGTGCGTAAGGCTTCTGAGTTCTATGGCATCTTTAATCAAGATATTAGCAAGGGAGACGATAGCGTCATTTACAGAATTGTATCTTCATATCTTGATAGTATAGAAGGCGGAAGAAAGCATATCCGCTATGCGATGCGTTCTGTATTTGAATATCTCACGCCAATGAATATGGCTATCATTGAGGTCGGTAACGGATGCGAAAGTATCTTCCAAGCCTACAACGGCTCAAGGAATGATATGTGGATAATCTTATCTTCATGCGATGATTATATCTCCATTCCAATCTTTGTAAAGGAAATCCTTACGCCAATATACGAAGCCCTCGTGAAGGATAAGTATGAGTTTAGCGAAAAGGAAAAAGAGTATGCGAAGCAGGTGATACACAATGTATCCAATGGTATTTCATATAAGCCCTTTGGATTTGGTGTGTGTGCGTCTGTTCCAATAATAACTTCGTATAACGAATGCAAGGAGCTTCGGGTTAGTACTATTGACGAGATGCACACTCATCAAGAACGCTACAAAAGCGTAGACGGGACTATCACCGAGCTTCAAGTAGAAGTCAATCCGATAAGTGGGTCGTCCGTAGAGCGTAAGGCAGACGCAGATATTTACAATATCGTTAAAAGGCTTGACGTTGACCTTGATGACGTTTGTGAGTATGCGCCTTTTGACGCTTACGGGAAATCTATCTTGGATGGTAAGGTGATAGACATACTCAAGCCTGATTTTAGCTCGCTAAAAGAAAGTGACAGACCATCACGAAACGTAATCTTCTCCATGCCATTGGGTAGGTATCCCGAAAGTGGTTATGTCGTCAATATAGATGAGTTACAGTTGAATGTTAAGTCATGTGTAAAAAAAATTGTTCCAAAATTCATTGATGGCAACGTCCTTGCACGGCTTAAAGAATCCATTTACTCAAGGTACATATACGAAAAAGAAGCTCCAATCGTATCACAACTCTCCCATGAAGAAGGTGGGTCTATCTATGGATTGGCGTGCTTCGTCAAGTTGAACGTATCCGTGGTGCAAACCCCAACGATTTTAACTGACCAATCAAACCCGTACAAATCGGAGTTCCTCTTCAAGGGCGACTTTACTGTCGCACCAAATATACGTATCCACATCTCAATAGAATAGCTAATATGGCACTACTCCCCGAATCCTGCTTTAATGGGCGAAAGACCATCATTGAAGTCTCCACAAGTACTCCTGAAAGGAAATGTATGCCCGCAGGTGAAGCCACCTTGCAAGAGGTACTTGAGGATACGTTCGTCAATAAGATTGTTGATGTAGTAACCCGTTCCATCCTGAGTTACAACGAGACGCTCCTTTTTGATATAATGGGTTGTCTTGGAAATAGGTACTCTTCGTATATGACATTCTTGTACCCTATCCGTGAGTACATTACAGCCAAGGATGGTCTTGACAGATATAAGGAAGTCTTAGGAGTGTTAAACTATGGAATCATTTCAAAGCTCTTTACTATGAGTGAAAGGCTGAACACTTCATATTTTGAAGTTCACTTTCATTCCGTTGTGGAAGGGATGGTTGATGTGATGATTAAAAAAGGTTTTTTACCTCTTAAAAGTAGCACAATCTCGTTCCAGGACTCGCTTGAGAAGTACATAACGGAGGTTCTCTTCCCAATAGTGAAACACACCCGAATGCACTTTCCTCAACAATACGATGTTCACGATATATATCAGTACCTTATGGTAAGCTCGTCTGTGTTCGTTGAAGTCTCTGAAGATGGTGTAGTTACGCCATGCTCCATTGACGGTGAGACGTGCTGGTATCAGGCGGTCTCAGATTATGCTTCGATTCCGAAAGATAAGAGCGTATATTGTCGTTCCAACAACCTACAAGGGATGGATGTATATGATGAGCGTTTCACATTCCCTTTCTATCTCGTATTTCGTCCGAAGTATGGCGATGTATTAAGTCGCTTTGACATAGTCAGTCGTATGAATGATTTTTGCTCCATGTTCTATGATAAGAAGCTTGACGTAGGAGAACTCTTGAAGGAAGCCCCATCATCGGTATTGGATGATATTGACGAGATTATATCACTGATTACGAATGCTCCTATTGGTGCAAGTTTGGAGATGCATACATCTAAGTGTCTACATATAGACCTCCTAAGCGAAGGCATCCAAAAGTTACAACTTGACTTCACGAAGCTCTTAGACGTTACAAAGAACAATCTGCGTAGTCCTCTGAACAAGTTGTTCTATGGGGCTAAGGTAGAGCCAAGCTCTTCACTATACATAAAGAACGTAATGAGCTTAGCAGTGAGAGTCTTCAATGTTCTGTTCAATATAGACTTGAGACTGTTCAAAATATCAAACGAGAAGGAGATATACCTTCCGTCTTTCCTTGTCCCGTTCACCTCAAAGGTCTATATCAGATTGGGCGAGATTGATGATGACGGAGACGTGATTAGAGTACTTCTCGGAGATGAGGAGATGGAATATAAAACATATAAAGACCCATTTACTCTAAATGCCACTATTCAAGTCCACAAGTTCAATGTGTCCTTTTAGTGTATAATAACCCACGATACGATAATATATGGCTTTACTAAAAGATAGCCTCGTACGAAGGACGGATAGCCAACGAGCTATCGTAACTGCAACGCCCGATAAGCCTCGCTTTCGTCCGATAGTCCCATTGAATGAGGTGTTAGGTGAAATCACAAGTGCCCTCACGGATAAGATGAACGAACACTTCGCTCGTTTGTCAAAGATTATCGCATATGATTTGGGTCAGGGGAACAATAGCTACTTCCATAGTCTCGGTCGGCATCGTTTCTTTGATATTAACCCCCATATAAGCTACAACACGCTCGTGCTAATCAGCTTTGAGTATATCACTCCCGAGAACTGTGCACGTGTACATTTCCTCAGCAAGGAGAAGTTGAAGAGAGCTATCCAATCAACGTGCGAATACGACCACAAGGCGTATAGTCCTTTAGTTACTAATGGGGTCTTGAATGTCATCCTTAATAACTTTGTCATCCCCTACATAAAGGAATATATCAACCCAAAGATGACGTTTACGGAGGATGACGAGAAGTTCGTTTATAGCGAATTATCAGGGCGGATACCTGCAAACGTGAATGCCATTGGTGTTGATACGTTCCCTATACCCGTAAGCATTCAAGACGATGGCACTCTTATGGCTTATCACCACCTTGATACGACAAATGGGGTATGCACCTACAATGGCATGCCGTTCAATAATACTATCTTAATATGGAACGGTATAGACCATTCAGACAAAAATCTCCTACCACAAGAGATGAGTGAATACGACAGCGTATATGGGTTTGATAAACTTATACATACCGACTTCAAGAAGGTGCTGTCAGATAAAGCAGGCTCTCGGATTTTTGATAACGACATCCCGTACGATGAGCTTAGGGCTATCCTTGATATATCCAGCTCAAAGGATAGAGACCTTATTCGCCTACTCGGGGGTGGCGAGCCTCTGCCAAATGCTACGTTAGAGGATATGCGTTCTCTCCTAAAAAGCGTGTCATGCATTGACCTCGGAGGTTCGTTCCCTATCGAGCCCAATCAAACATACACGAGGAGTGCGATTCTGTCAAACTCAGGCTTTTATTACCAACTGAACGAAGCTTACGGGAAGAGGAATATAAGTCTATCCGAGAAGTGCGGTATAGATGGTTGCTCAAATCCATGTATTGCCATACCTGACACTACTAAGTATTACCAATCTCGTGTGCGGTACGATGAGTCGTCTAACTCCGTATATCTCGTCATAGCGCAAGAGGCGATGCGAATTGCATCGGGTGTTATAAAAAATAGGATAGTGGAAGCGAATAAGTTTGTTTGTGCTGACGTTAATAAGCCAATCATTCCTCCTATAATATCCTCACTTAGGAAGGTGTATGACGTAAGAGATGGGAGTTTTAAGTACAGCGAATTTTCAGGTTACGTGTATCTATCGTTTAGGCTTGGGAGCGTACCTCCAAGTACTCCCGAAAAAATGGGCGGAGCTGATGCGCTATTCCCTGATATAAGAGAAGGAGAACTAAGGCTTACGAGAGCTAACAATCTTTTCATCCATGCTGGGGTGTTTTAGCTAATCATAATGGTGTATTAGAAGGGGAGTAGCCATATGGTTGCTTCCCTTCTAAATTATGTATAGGTATAACCAAATTGATGGCACTGATAGATATAAGCAAGATAAATAGAGCGAAGCCCGTTGTTACATCGGTATATAAAGACACGTCACTCAGGCATCCGCAGTATCCGTATCATGAGTTTTGTCAGGAGCTCTCCAAACTATCAGCTAAGTCGTTCTCCGAATACTATACACGCTTCGCACGTGTTATGTATGAGGATGCTTTGAATGGAGAAGATAGCGAGCTGTTCAGGTTTGCATACAACGCTGTCAAAGGCAAGAGGAATATAGCCCCATTCAAAGATAAGCATAAGCTCGCAGTCCACGTCATAGATAAGGCTATGCCGCTATTTCATGCAGATAACTTTATCCGAGTGAACTATATGGACGACTCCTATATTGATGATTGCATAAGCGCCACTGCTAATACACTTAGTGGTAAGACTTATAATCTGCCTATATCCATGAAGGACTTACTCTCTAAGTTCGTTGTGCCATATATGAAGGAGTACGTACTACCTCATGTTGAACTCACTGATGAAGACAAGAGGTTCTTTGATGTTGAGGCTAACATAAAGGAACTCCCAGCTCTCCGAAATATGGTGCATGGAGTAAGTGTTACAATGCTCCCTATTTCCGTCTCAAATGGTGTAACTATGGCAAGCACATATTACCTCCCGAAGGAGAAGGATGGTAGTATATACGTCAATGACGTAAACCACTCTTATGTTGGCACGTTGAGTTCAATATCAACTACATTCCATTGGGCTAAGGATAATGTGGCTATGACCTTAGGTATAAGTCCCGTGGACTCCGACATATACGATAAGCTTAAAGATTATGACAACCCCGTATATGAACTAATAAAAGGGATAAGTAGAGCCATACACAATCAAGGTCTCGTACCGCAAGAAGAACGCAACAAGGAGAAGCTAATAGAAGCATTCATAAAGGTTGATACACGAAGCCTTCCTTCAAGTGATATGCTCTTGCATATTGATGATGTAGCCATGAGGGCTATTCTTGATAAGTATGAGCCTGAGCAAATAGCGTCTTGGTATAAACGTATCATTGGATTTCAACAATTAGATGCCATCAAGAACGTTAAGCTATTGTCATGGTCTGATAATGGTGGTCAAGATGCGTCATCGTATGTTTATACGGACTTATATGAGTATCCGTTGGGAAGTCCGTCCGAGGATGCAGAGGTGTCATACGTATTCAAGAATAGGGTCTTGTACCCATTGAAGAATGCTATTGGGAATAGAATATACGACAGTATGACAGAAGGCATATTAAGCCTTCTTGGGTCTCCATTGAAGACAGATAGAACTCCTTGGCTGAAGATTATAGATAGCATATGGGGGGTTAATTACCAAAAGCTATGTAAGTATCATAACCTTATTGGGTTCAGAACACCGCAGGTATACTCTTATATAGGAAACAACAATGGGGTTGCGATAAAGAATACACTTAACCGCATTGAGCTGACCTATTTGCATAGAATAGAAACAAAATTCAATTTTTAAGAATATGGCACTAATAGATATAAGTAAGATTACAAATAGAGGTTCTGTTGTTCAAAGTGCTCGTAAGTATACGGTTGTAAAGTCGTTTGATGGCTTTGATAAAATCAAGCTTGAGGATATTTATGCAGATAGGTTATCTGCCCTCCCTGATATTCACTCTGAGTTGGTGAACTACGCCCTTGGGGAGATTAAGGCTTTCAACGATAGTCACGAGTTTGTAGACGTATTGTATAATCTCGGTGTCAGTCGCAATGTGATTACATTATATCTACTCTCCCTCGCTCTGCCGATTAGGTCAAATCATAATAATAAAGTAATTCGTCAGAACATTGATGATGGAACGGTGGCTTATGGTATGGAGGATTTGGTTGAAAGATACTCAGATGGTTCACAAAGTCCTAAAATCCAAAAGAAAATAATAAAAGGTCTTGAAACAGACCCTCGTTTTACTGAATACGTTTCTTCATTTGTAAATGAAGTTTGTGAGGATATTGCCAAAAAGTTCAATCAGCTCCTTGATGAAAAGCTCTATCTGCGAGATGATGAAAACTTATTCGTCTACAAGTGCGTTGGTAATACCACATCTGTTGAAGTCTGCAATGTATCGACACTTGTAGATTCACAGTGGCATTCTTCAATGGCTATGCAGTATAACTTTGCTATAGTGACCATTATCCATGCTATTGCTCATACTATTCGTAAGGCTCATAGTGTGGAGGAATTTAGGAGCAAGTTGATTGAATTTGCGAATGAGGAAGTGATGTTATCTTCAGAAGACCTTGTTTTTGTTAGCGAACTTAGCAGGAATAATGTTGAGTCTGTAGCTACATTACTGAGGAGTCTTGTTAATGAAGTTGAAGAAGACGAGTTTAATCTCCTTAAAGAGCATTATGTGTCTTTTATTGAAAGGCGTAAGTCTCAATTTGACCACGGCAACATTTATTTTATAGAACAAAGTGTTAAGTCTGACAGCTACAGCAGTTATATTTTTTCGTCCCATAGATATGAACCTAAGGATGTTGAGTTTAAGTGTCACTTTGATGAGGATGGTAGCCAAGCTTCAGTTAAGTTTGAGCTTGATGATATAAAAGACATATTTTACCCTATTACTATGGCTTCACGAATAGGCGATTTCGCTAAGTTCGTACTTGCTGTTTTCGCAAGGGAAGATGGGTCTATGAGGGAACTATCAGTGTTCAATACGAATGGGGAAGTAGGCATCATGGTAAATCCTGAATATCCGTTTATGTCAAAGCATGGGGTTTTTACTACTATGGGGTTAGATTACAACTCACTTGAAAAAGTAGGGGATGTAGATGGAGAATACAAGTGCAGAACATACATACATATAGGACATTTGTCATACATGTAAAACATAAAGACATATGGCATTAATAGATATAAGTAAAATCGCAGATAGGAAACCCGTAGTCGTAGGTGTTGATAGGTCTGCTAAGATTGTCAAGCTACAAGGCGGTGAGCCTATTGACATATATAAGCTACGTAATCACTTAGGGAACGAGGATAAGATAAAGTCATTCTGTACGGATGTCTACAAGTACTGCTTGGATAAAACGGTTGGTCTGTTTGATGAAAGCTACCTGAAAGATGTCTTATCATCAATCGGAATTGACAACAAACTGCTTGTCGTCAATCTTGCTTCGTATGCTCTTCCCATCGTAATGGCTGATGACGGTATAAACCCACAGCGTTCCTCTCTTGATGCAAATGATATAATAGAAATCATCAGCTCAATGGTCGATGAGCATACCTATGTTGATTATGACTTCTTCCTTGATTACTGCTACGGAGACGAGGAAGAGTACGAAGAGGAGCATGGATACCCAAGACCCGAATATCTTGAGGAGAACGTTATGGATGTACTCTCTGAGATTATACAGAATAACGTTGGGATTGAGTCGTTCGTGAAGGAGTTTAATAAAGTGCTTGCTTTTGACGTGTATTCTTATGCCGAAGACAAATTGGCAGAGGAGAAGTTCTACGTGCAGGCTATGATTGGATTAGATTCTTCCGATAGAGAAGTGTATAATCAAGTGCCTAATCCCGTACCTGATGACGTGTGGCGTGATGTCTCAAAAAGGGCTTGCGTTGTATATGAAATGATAGTGACTGAGTTGCTTGGCATATTCTCCGATACTAAGGGGTATGACGAGTTCTCAGGACGTTTGGCGGACATCGTATCTGATAACGGTGACTTCAGAGAAAGGCACAAGAGGTCAATCTCCATTTACGGTAACGAGGCGGTTGAGACCGTATATTCATTCTTGCTTTCAAAGTCAAGAGAACTTGACGAGAAGAACTACGAGGAGATGCGAGACTTCTTTGAGGAGGATGACGAGGCAAGCCTCAGGTTCTTAAGGTCAATCAATGACGGTGCAACGTTATTCTCCGTTAATAGCGATGATGCGTACGCTTATGTGAGGATATTCTCAAAGGGTGGGGAGACAACCATCTCCATAGTAGAGGATGAGATGTCAGACCTTGAGTATTATGTTGATGACGATAATATGTCTCATATAGGAAAAATGCTTAGGATGATGAAGCTGATACTCACCAAGGGCAGTGATGGCTATCACCCATTAAGCATTCCAAGCAAGGACTCAAAGGTATATGTAGAAATCAATCCAAATATGCCTTTACTCGTTGCGTGTACACTTGAGGCTTGTCTGAATCCAAGGATGGGCGACAATGACAAGAGTATAACGAATGGGGAGTATGTAGGAGAAATTTTCGTTGATGCAGATATTAAGTATTATTCAGGTATTTCAGTAAGGTAATTAAAAAGTATGGCTTTAATAGATATTAGCAAGATTGCAAACAGAAGGGCGGTAGTGTCCTCCGCAGTGGTAGAACAAGGGCAGAAATATGCCTCATATCCGTTTATGGATTTCATTAGTAGGCTTGGTGAATGCCTTGCCGAAGAGATTGACGAGTACTACGCAAGACTGTCAAGGATTCTCCTTGAAGACCTGAAGAACGAAGAAGACAGCGTGCTGTATAAGATGGTCAAGGAGGTTTACAGTGACTTATCCGATGAAAATGTTAATGCCATGCTTGGCAGAGCGTTGACTTATATCAATATAGACAACTGCATTCGCATCAACTTCACCCCGAAGAGCGACTTAGCACAGCTTATGACCAAGACTATCTCTTATGAAAAAGACTCGTTTGGCGATAAGACTAAAGAGACATTTAGGAATATCGTGCTTCCTTACATAAGGGATTACGTAAACCCTAAATTGGAGTTTACCAAGATAGATGAAAGGTTCTACCTTGAAGAGGATGTCGATTTCGGACTGTATAGCTCAGGGTATAATAGCTTATACTCCATAGATGTCCATGAGTACTTAATCCCCGTATCTACGGGCAAGGATGGAGAGATTATGACGTACTTCCTCCCTGAGCACAAGGACGGGAACATAACATATGGTGGCTATAAGATGATACCCGAAAATCTAAAAAATGGTGATAAAGGCTCTACTTTTGGACCTTGGTATGGTGTGAAGTCCCCGCAAAACTACGATACTAATAGCCTTAATGCGTTTAAGAGCCTTTGGTCAGATGAAGAGATGGAAAGTCTTCGCAACCTCAGGGGAGAGATAATGGCTCTTGTGTCTAATAACCTTGGGTTTGAAAGTATCCCTGAACATGTTGCTTCCATTGGTGATACAACTGTTGAGAAGACTTTTAGCACGGATGCTATGTCTGACAAGTCTCGTCTATTAAAAACGCTCCCAGGTCTTAGAGTTCGTAGGGACTACAACGAAGACGTGGTTAAGGGGTATGTTTTAGGTGAAGACCTATTTGGTGTCATACCATTTTCTAAAACATCCAACCCATTGTCAGCATTCCCCAAAGAAAGCGTATTTGACATATCTATGTTTTCCTTTGATGACTACGCATTCCAAAGAGTTGGAGGGGTTGATGCAGGTGAAAACCTTAATGCTAAAGAGAACTTGTCCATATGCACTAATTGGGAGTATGGATTGTTAAACATTTTTGGGTTAGGTAATAAATTCTTCCAATTTATCATAGAATCTTTGGAGCGGTCTTGTAATGGAGCGATACGCAAAGAAGCACTGAGAATCTTCGCAGAGGCTCAGGTTGAGCTGAAAAAGAAGATAGAACTCGTGGCTTCTGATGAGGGTGGAGACTCAAATAAGCTGAAGTTCGACCACACTCCTATAACCAAAATCATCAGAGATACCTACACTTCCGACAAGGGGCTCACAACTACGGGGACGTATAGAGACTGCGATGGTTATATAATGGTTAGTATGGGTATGAAAAGGAAGGCTCGCTCAGTTAGAAAATTCAAACAGCTATTCCAAGGTGATATGATGACGCTAACACTATCATATAAGTAGTACGGTATGGCACTAATAGACATAAGCAAATTTAAGAACCGCACTCCGATAGTCAAGTCTTCATCGGGTGGAGAGTCGCATTACGCAACATTCGGGTTTAATGAGTTTCTTGAGGACTACATTGACAAGGTCGCTGACCTCATCGATGAGCATTACACACGAATGACATCCATTCTCGGTGATGACTTGAAGAATGGAACTGATAGCGAGTTCTTCAAGATGATGCTGGAATGTCTCACAAATGGTCTTGGATACCAAGTGTCCACCAAGTACCAAATTGACATTATACTCGGTGTGATGAATGTGTACATACACTATGTCAATACGAACAACTGCATACTCATCCACTACACAACAGAAGAACAGTTGGAAAATCTTATAGAGAATGCCTCCGAGGAAATTGGCGAGTCCGATGCTGGTGGTAGGCTACTTATCACCAAGGATAAGTCCATTTATATCTTCAAGGAGTGCGTCATACCGTATATCAAGAGCTACATCAATTCAAAGGTTAAGTTCACTGATTTGGATAAGCAGGTCTACGATAAGATGTATAATGCCATTGGTGACGGTAAGATTATGTACAACACTTTGCTATGCGAGTTCACTGATGTCCCATTGTCATACAAGAGTGCAGATAAGGAGAACCACGCACTCTGCTATCTTATGCCCGAGCGTAAGGAGGATGGCGTTTATATCAATGGGAGCAATGTGGCATCTATTGAAATTCTTAGAGACTATTGCTATGACGCAGAAACGGCTCGTACGATTTATTATGAGTATGGGAATGACAGAAAAGACACCCCTACGTCCTTAATCCAAAGGAAGGTTCTTCAAAGCTCACGTACGCCTTCTGTTGTTCAAATGTTCAACGTGAAATCCAAGAGAGGGATAATAGACGAGTTCCTCCAAAATATGGAGGCGAATGCTCGGCGTATTGGATTTACCCTTCCTCCCGAAGAAGAAGATGCCGAGATGAAGAACGATGACATTGAGCAAAAGGCTTTGTCTGCATTCCCTATGGATGTACTCAATGAGCTTCTTGAAATTAATATGGATGGCGACTATCCTATTTTGTTACCAATCATATCATCAAGTAGACCAACGGTTACAGAGTCAAACTACAAGGATGTGGCAAAGCTGATTTATTGGTTATGCGTCAATAGGCGTGGTGGGTATATATTCTCCACTAATGGATGTCAGGTTTGCCAATATAAGGAGAAGTATGATGGCGATATTTTGACATCAGGAATAATGCTGAGCATAGACAAATGGGTCTCATTTGATTGGTCGTATAACGATGGAATGAAAGATGGTATTCCCGCAGATTTACACCTATCTAAACTCAGTAGTGAGGAGTATTTGTTCAGTGGTAGCGTTAAAGATAAGATTAAGACGCTTTTGCGCAATTCCGTTAGCATACTTGGAGCAATACCTAAAGCTCATATTGGTTATTTGCTTAATGAGGTGTACGGGCTAAACCCTGATGTGACGAAGGAGTTCAGAAATTGCATCTCTCTTTTGGGGTGTAGCATAATGTGTCATCAGCTCGTTAGCAGTTCCGATAACGTGCCGTGTCTTAACCGTTATGGCGACTTGAAGTTTTATTTTGTTATTGCTGACGATAGAATGTCAAATTACATATACATATAATATGGCTTTAATAGATATAAGTAAGTTTAAGAATAGGACGCAGGTCGTGAAGCACGTCTATCAAGATGAGTCCTATTTTAAGCCTGACATTACATTTGCAGACTTCCTTGAGAAAGCTATTGAGGGGTTTGCGGGGAACGTGAATGAGTCATATGCACGCTTCGCTCGTATCCTCCTTGAAGACTTCAAGAAGAGGGAGGAGAGCTTGCTATTCGGCATCATGACACGAGCCGTAGGAGAAGGGAACGAGATTGAGGCGATAAAAAACCTCATCCCTTACCTTAACGTGGAGAACATACTGATGATGGAGAAGAGTGATGATGACGCTAAGAAGATAATCTCAGCAACATCCGAGCTTATCTCTTTCAAGAACTCAGTTGAAATCTTTGGAGCACTGCTGGAGTACTTCAATACCTATATCAAGGGGAAGGTAGCACTCACAGAAGACGATGAATACTTCATTGGTAATCTTCAGATGACCTCATTCAACAACTACCTATACGAAGAGCCTATTCCCGTATCAGCGGCTAATGACAATACCATAATGACGTATAGATACCTTGACTTTGATGGTGCGAACATCTTCTACAACGGCAATAAGGTTGGTGGCGGAGAGAAGTACAAGCGTAAGAAAAATGGGTATATCACTAAGAACGAAATGGTGAAGCTTGCAATCGGAGAGAAGGTGTATGAAGAGTTCAAAGAAAAATGGCTACACCCAAGAGCTAAGAATATGATTGATGCGCTTGGCTTCAGCTTGGAATACTTAGGTGACGAGAATGACTCCATGTTTGATTTGTTCACCAAGGCTGTTGACCCTGAGGGGCGTATAGGAAAGAATTGGGAAGACTACGCAGTTGTAAAAGGCAACCTGAGCGAAGAGTACTTAGAGGAGAAGAAAAAAGAGATACTAAAGATTAGTGAGCCAGGTGCTTCTACATCAGCAAATGGATACTCCCCATTTTACTATATCTTCCCCGTAGATTACGGGTTCGGCTCAGAATCGAAGGATGATTTTTACTTTGCTTCATATAGCGATATAGCACAACGTAGATTTGGAAATAACGCTAAGTTAATATCTCTTGGTAGCCTTCTTTTTGCCGTCAGGCAGAATGAGGATGACGAAGACGGATTTGACCTTTGGATTAAAGCACTTGAGAATGTCTGTAATGGCATATATACAACATTCATAAAGAATGCTATGGCTGATGCTATACCTGAAGTATCTAAATTCAGGACTACACCTCCCATCAAAATCTTCAGGGACATATACGCATTCAGCAGGGGAAATTTAAGCCGTGTAGGTAAGCTTGACAACTGCGATGGATTTATTACTATGACCCTGATGACCTCAGATGAGCCAGTGAGCTTCCAAGAAAGAAGGTCTACAAGATTAAGATACCTGACCTCAGAGAGAAATCTGAGAGTTCACTTTACCATACAATAGGAGTATATGGCACTAATAGATATTAGCAAGATTGCTAACGGGAAGAGAGTCTTAGACATAACGCACAACCCTAATGAAGGCGTGCGCAAGAGACCCATATTTACGCTACATGAGTTTATAAACAAGTTTTATAGCATCGCCATTGACAAGATTGACGAGTTCTACGGAAGAGTGTCATATCTCGTTAATGCAGACTACGAGAAAGGAGTGGATGGCGTTGCGTACAAAATGGCGTATGACACAGCTGATAAGCATTTTGCTTCTACTCCAATTATGGTGGGATATGTCACACCTGAGATGATTGCCGAAAGAGCCGAAACTATAATGGGCGAGTTCAAGGAGTATTTCAATGTTGACAACTGTATCAGGGTTAAGTATTCTACCGAAAAGGAAATTAAGTCTTTGTTCAACACGACAAGTTATATAGAGGAGGATAAAGCATCTCGTTTTTGGAAGTTCTATGGCAGTCAGATAGAAGACGTATTCTATGGATTTGTCGTAGGGTATATAAGAGAGTTTATCAACGAGAAGATTACGTTTACCGAGCTTGACGAGAAGTTCTTTGAAGCAGACAAAAGAAGTAAAGCAAGACAAGGACACTACTCGTACCTCAAATTCGTCCTTCCAAGTCTTCCATTGTCATCAACATTTGAATACCCCTATGAAATCCTCACCTACTACCTCCCCAATGATAGTAATGACGGTGTTTATGTAGATGAGTATAACACTCTTATTATTGAGGCTGGTGCTCCCGAGGTGGACAGAAAAAAGCTGTGGGTTGATAAAATACTTGATGGGAGTATTGAACAGAATCTTTCAGAGTTGAAATTCACCAATGTGACCGATAGGACTCAGTATGGAGAAAAGTATTTGGAGCTTTTGTGGGATAAGCTGGCAGATAGAATAGCTGAAGCCATTAAAGCGAATGGCGGAGATAAAGATGCTTTCCTAAACAATGCAAGTAAGGATGAGTTGTTGTCGGTATTTGAGCCTGATGAGGAGATTGAGAAAATACTTACAGAAATATCAACTGTCCCCTCTCGGCTCATAGGCGATTTAAGCATAGACAAACTACGTAAATATGCGAGCTTAATAATAGGTAAAGAGAAGCACGAAGTTCAGTTTGTTCCTATGTACAGATGTCTACCTGGGTTTAAGGATGCAAATGGTGGTGCTTACGTACTCCATAAGACAGAATCCATGAGACCATACTACGACTCTGATATTAGGAGGACGATGCTGGATAAGCTAAAAAACCATATGGAGTATTTGGCTTGTGCTGGAGAGATGCCAGACCTATTCGTGCTTAAGTCTCTGTATATTATTGATAGGTTACCAGGTAATAAGTTTATAGACTTTCTACATCACAAACCTATTGCTGTTGTGGCAAGCTCATATACACATGACAGTGATGCTGGTTCTAAGAGGATTTCAAAGCCTTATTTCACAAGAACTAATGGTATAATGTCTGAGGCATCATTTGGTGATTGGATGTCATTCTACCCATTAAATGAGTATCAGATGGAGTAGTCATCACTGAAAACATAAAAGCCCTATTGATAAATAAACTATCAGTAGGGCTTTTTTACGTCCCTACATTTTATATTATTCACAACAAACATGGAACGAAACATACAATACATCGCTGTGCACTGCACGGCATCTCCTCAGCATTGGGGTGTAGCTGAGCTTAATCGTGTCTTCAAGCAGAGAGGGTTCAAGAGGCCTGGATACCACTACGTTGTCACCAAGGATGGTGTCGTTCATCCTATGGAGGCAGAGGAGCGTTATAGCAACGGGGTCAAGGGTTTCAATATGGTCACGATTAACGTGGCTTACGTTGGCGGTATTGACTCCACGGGTAAGGGTGTAGACAACCGCACTCCAGAGCAGAAGGAAGCCCTTAGAGAGCTTCTGAAGAAGCTGAAGGCTAAGTACCCCAAGGCAAAGATTCAAGGTCATAGAGACTTCTCTGAGGATAAGAATGGTAATGGTATCATTGACCCTTGGGAACGTATCAAGGAATGTCCTTGCTTTGATGCTATCCCTGAATACAAAGACCTTTAAGATTATATTATGGATGCAGAAGTAGCAAAGCTATACAACCTGCTTCACGCACTACGTGGCGAGGTAGAGACTATTAAGAATATAGTAGAGACCTCAGGCTCGGAAAGAGTCAAGGGTGAGGTAGAGCACTTCACCAAGGAGTTTGACAAGCTGAATGATAGGATGTCCGTCCTTGAGAGGGAAGTGCGTAAGCCTCTTTCAGAAAAGGCTTCGGATGTTGCCTACCTCAAGTCGGTATTCCTTTCTAAGAGCCTTTCTACTATTGGTAGTGGTGTTGCTACGGGTGTCGTCCTTGACGGGGATAGACTTGTCGTCACGTTTGACAAACCTATCACGATGGAAGATGTGAAGGAGTATATTCGTAGCATCGGTGTCACGGATAAGGAGCGTCTTGAGACGGCAATGAATATCCTTAGGGGAGAGATGATGCCACGTAGGATTAGTTACAGCAAGGGTAACGATAGGGCTAATGATGATGAGATTGTAAAGAATATCACGTTAGACGATGGTACGGGAGAGCTGTTCGTTACTTTCGTGCATAAATAATATGATGTGAAAACATATCGGATTTTAAGAGAGTGATGTTGGGGGTCGTGGTGCGGGAGCATAGCGACCCCACTCTCTTTTTAGTAAATAGCTAAGAACAAATTATATATCGATATATACATGAGTGAAGAGAAAAAGGGGCGCAAGCCTATCCCCGTTGTCCTTCTAAGGGACGGGAACAAAAACCCTTACTTCCCTCAAGTTGGGTTTGAAGCAGTCGTAGACCCTATCACCCTCAACCCTATCTTGGGTACGATGGCGAAGGAGGATGCACAGCACTACCTCAACCTTGAGACACTTCAGAGAGAAGTAGGGAATGAACATACGTACCTATCCTCTATCACGGCAAAGGATGGTCAGGCTACCATCAAGGTTGGCTCTCTTGACGCTTTCATCGCACCATTCCTCAATGGTATCAGACGTGGTGAAAGGTCTCTCCAGCCTTCGGCACAACTCCTTGAAGCATATAGCAGGAGGAACAACGGGCAACTCCCAGGAGCTCCTTCTGACCTGACGACTATCGTCACGGGGCTGTATGCTTCGGAAGATGGTGTTGTTGGGTACAATGAGCTTCCTATTCGTGATATTAGCGGATATGTATCTCTTGATACGATTAAGCAAATTCAGTCAAGCAATATCCTTGACACTCGCTTCCTCGCTCTGAAGAATATCTTATCTCGTGGTAAGGTAGGTGGGGCTAAGAACCAAGTCGTCAAGGAGATTTCTACCAATGAGGCTGGTGAGCTGGTTATCGTTTATGGCGTGTCTGATGCTGAGACGTACCTGCCAGCTGTCAATGGTAAGTTTGACGAAGTCAAGAGGGAGTATTCTTATATTAAGGATTCTATTGATAAGTTCAAGGAAGACCTTAAAAGGCACTTCGTTACCGAAGGTAGACCTACTGAGAATATCTCTTTCCTTGATGACTACCTAAGTCACGATGCTCCTACCAAGCATTACTCAGGGGATATTGAAGACCCATCAGACCCAACTCTGAGAGGTCGTATCCTTAATGATATTAGGTATATTAAGGAAGGCAACTCTTTCAAGACCCACCTATATTACTCCAATGCACCTGACCTCTCTAAGTACGCTCAGAAGGATGGTGCAGAGTTCGCTAAGGTAAACTCTGCCATTCGTGAAGAGAAGGACGAAAGGAAGGCTCAGGGCACTTCTATCAGGGAAGAGGTGGCTCGTCTGTCTACGGAGCTTAGAGAGGCTGATAGCCTTATCTCTGCACGTGTGGACGACCTCGCCGCTAAGACCGCTCCCTTTGATGATGTTGCTACTATCCTTGAGCAGAACGCTAAGATTGAAGGGAAGTACAACGCCCTGAATGCAAACGTCACTTCAACGAAGGAGCAGGTAGCCGAACTGAAGAGCGAGCTGAACACCCTCAAGAACAACGAGAAGCTCAGCGATGACGCTAAGTACGTTCGTGTAGAGAACTTCACTACGGAGGTAAAGGATGCTCTTGACCTTGACGCAAGTGACAACAGCGTTATCGTCTCTGTAACCGCAGACGAGAGCAACAGGACTATCAAGGTTGGTAAGGCACTCCTTCCTTCATTCAGCGAGTATGCAAAGACGGCTCAGGTAAGTGACCTCGTTGGCGATGCAGTCTCCGCTGAGCTTCCTCAGATGAAGGATGAGCTTGCTAAGGAGTTCTACACCAAGGAAGAGGTGGATAGCCTTGTGACTATCAGTTCTCTTTCTTCTTCTGTTGAGGTGGTAGGTGAAGAGCTACAAGGAGACCCTTCTGATACTCAGATTGTCAAGAGCGTTTCTGTGAAGAACGACCTTAGTGGTAAGAGGAAGCTCGTAGTAGAGTATAAGCAAGACGCTACCGAGGAGAAGATTGCAACCGCTAAGAGTGAGCTTGAAGAGAAGATTAGGACGAATAAGATTGACCTTGAACTCCACGTTAATGGCGTGAAGGTAGAAGGTGAAGGTGAGGAGCGTGAGCAGGGTAAGACCTATATCACCAGCTCTGCACGTCTTCTCAAGAGAGGCGAGAATGGTTTGACCCTTGACATCAAGGAAGAAGCCATTGACCTTTCCGCCCTTATCAACATTGACGAGAAGGTGAATGAAATCAAGACCTCCGTCAAGAGCGAGGTCAAGACTGAATCGGAAAGTCTTATCAACAGCAAGGTTCAGGAACTCACTTCTACCCTTACGAACAGCTATGAGCAGACTGCAAGCTCTCTGACGGCTTCAATCACCTCTAAGGGTACAGAGCTGTCACGCAAGGTGGAAGAGACGCTCACAGAGGCTAAAAAGACCCTCTCCGAGGAAATCAAGTCAAAGCATTCGTCTGTAACGTCAGATATTGATACTCGTTTCACGAGAGCAACCTCTGACATCGATGCGAAGATTGCCGAGCTGAATGAAACGTCAAAGAAGTTCAAGGAGGATGTTGCTTCTGCCATCTCCGAAGTGAACAACGCTCAGCTCCGTGCTAAGAGTGCTATTGACGAGAAGGTGAAGGAACTGACAAGGGCTATCGGTGAGTTTGAAGCTATCAAGAACTCCTACTCTGACCTTCGTCAGCAAGTCACCAATGAGATTGCTACGCTCTCTTCTATGAAGCTGGAGCTGGCAAAGGTCAATGTCGTCTCCGTTGCTTCTGAACTCAAACGGGATAGGAGCTTCACTGAAGTCCTCAAGGGCGAGAAGGGTGATGAAGGTAAGAAGGGTGATGCTCCTATCCTCTTCGTATCAGGTAGTGGTGACGCTTCTGAGCTTCGCTACAAGTACACCTCCGAAGGGCAGTCCTATCCTATCAATGACGAAGAAGGCTCTAAGTTCTTCCTCAAGAACCTCAAGGGTGCTAAGGGCGACCAAGGTATCCCAGGTGTTAAGGGTAACGATGGTGCTGATGGTGAGAATGCTTACGAAATCGCAAAGCGTCTCAACAGAACAACGGCTACTACCGAAGGCGAATGGATTGCTTCTCTCAAGGGTGAAGCAGGTAAGAACATTCAGCTCATCACCAACGAAGGTCAAGTCAAGTGGAGATACGAAGGCGAGACCGACTACAAGAAGCTCTACGATATTCCTGCCATTGACTCTATCACCCATATCACAAGTGGCGTGAACAAGGGTCGTGTCAAGTTCTCTGTCGCAGGGAAGGAATACCTTGTGGATAACTTCTCCACCGAAGAACTCCGTGGTAAGAGTCCTAAGTTCAGAAAGGGCGAGAACAGCATTCAGTACAGATACTCAGACAATGAAGATTGGACTGACCTTGTCCTCATCCGTGAACTCAAGGGTGACGAAGGTAAGAAGGGTGAAGCACCTATCCTCTTCGTTGAAGGGTCTGATGACCTTGCCGAGCTGATGTACAAGTATGGTTCTGATGGTCAGGCTAACTCTATTCCTAACCCCAATGGTTCTAAGCTGTATATGAACACGCTTAAAGGTCCAAGAGGTACGGATGGTACTGATGGTCACGATGGGAAGGCTGGCGCACGTGGCGTACGATTCTTTTGGTCTAAGGGGGTCTACAAGACCGCTCCATCAGATGTCGTGGCAAGCATCAACCCCAACTTCCTTGAACTCGAAAAGAACCCTGCCGAGAACGAAGTCTTTGCAACCTTCCTCACGAGTGGTGTTACCGACAGAACGGAAACGCTCATTGAAGGTGACAACATCTACAACCCCGATACTCTTGACGTGTTCACCCTCAAGTTTGATACCTCTAAGAAGAACAGATTTGCTCTCTCTTATGTAACGAACATCAGAGGTCTGCAAGGTGTCAAGGGCGAACCTGGCGTTCCTGGGGCTAAGGGCGACCCTGCCGTTATCCCTGCCAAGATTATGGAACGTCTTCGTAAGATTGCCGAAGGCGAAGGTGACGCAGGTGAAGAAGATGGCTGGGGCGTAGTCGCAGGCTAAATCTAATATACACATTGTGGAAGCGAGGTCTATGTCTGATTACCATGATGTAGACCTCGCTTTTTATTAGGTTACAAAACGATATAAGAAATGGCTCATAAAAGCAGAAAGAAAATCAAGCACAGCCTCTTTCTTGAGCAAGCAACGGCAAGGTTTGAACAAAGCACTGATGCTATTGCTATTCTCCTAAACTACAACCCCACCAAGCCAAGTGAGCTTGTCACTGACGAGGCTCATATTGACCGAGTGAAATACCTCGGTCAGGAGATTGTTGTAGGGGCGAAGGTCAATGGTGTTCCCGTCAATCAGGGCGGTGTCATCGTTGATGTTAAGGAAGACCAAGAGAAGGGTAGGCTTGTCTTTGAACGTAGAGTGAGAGACTATATCCACTCGGGTATTGCAACGCACCCATCGTCAGATGCCACTGCAAATGCAAACCCCGTTGGCGGAGATATGTATCTGTGTAGTGTAGACGGGAATTTGTGGAGGCATAACGGAACGGATTGGGGTGTAGCACCTATCGCTAACCTCAGAGGTATCCAAGGTCCACGTGGTGAGCGTGGTGAGCCTGGGTCTTCGGTGAATATCCGTAGTGGTAACTTCCGTAGCTCTACTGACCTTCCTGATGATGCTCACGTAGGTGATGGTTATCTTATCAATGGTGAACTTTGGGTGAAGAGTGATGTTCATACCGAACATAAGGGATTTATCAATGTAGGGCGTATCCAAGGTCCACGTGGTACTCAGATACACAGAGGTGGTGACATCACGGATACAAATACCTTCATCGGTGTCCTCGTTGGTGACTACTATCTGCATACCAAGGAGCACGCTATATATGGACCTTACTCTCAGACAGATAAGTGGGGCGAAGCTCCTCTTGTATATCTCTCTCCTAATGTCTCTACTATCATCGGTGGCGATAATGGCGAAAAGGTCTTCCTCGCTAAGTCGTGGGGTACAGACCAGCTCAAGGCAGTGAATGAGATTGACCTCAGAGGTCCACGTGGTGAGAAGGGTGAGAGACCTATCATTGAGAGAGAAGGTAATCAGCTTGTATATAAGTACGAGTCGGATGGTGCTAAGGGTGTCATCCTTGGAGACCTTATTGACCTGCAAGGTGTGACCATTAAGTCAGGTAGGGCAGAAGGGAGATTTAGTCCTGACTTCCGAAAGAGGAATGGTGACTACTATATCGCTACTGATGAGGGTGCTATATATGGACCTTACTCTGTGGAAACCAACAGCTGGGGTGAGGCTATTCCTCTTGGTGCTATCAAGTCTATCAAGTTCAACGGGAAGGCTCTGCCTATCTCGGAGGATGGTCAGGTGGAGATTACCCTGCCTCCTATTGCGATGGATGAGACGTTTGATGTAGGGTCAAACAACGCTCTTCCTAATAGCGTCATCACGACTAAGTTTGAATCTATCAAGAAGAACCTCGTGTCAGGGATGGAAGCCGTTGTCTCAGAAGACGAGACAAAGGTTACTCTCTCTCTTAATATGCTTGATGGCGACCCTATCTCGGTAGATATTCCCGCTGGTAAAGGCGGTGGTGGAGGCGGTGACGCAGGGTCAAAGATTATCCTGACGACCGCAGTGCCTGAGGAGAACGTTAAGATGGGTGATAGTGCCATGATGACCTATACCTATAATAACGTCACTAATGATGGTGCTCAAGCCCCTACGGGTATCAAGGCTGATATTAGACTGACTATCAACAGAGGTGTCGTAGAGCTTTACCATAAGGAGTTCACGAGCGTGTCAAGTGGTACGTATAATATAGACCTCTCTCCATATACAGATAAGGATGGTCTTATTGAAGTGAAGCTCCTTGCTACGTGTACGACAGCCGAAGGGACTATCCAAAAGAAGCAGGCGTACGCTAAGCTCGCTGTGCATAACCTTGTCCTTTCTACTACATACGACTTGTACTCAGGGATAAGAGGTTTTGACTCCAATACGATGATGACTATTCCCTTCGCCATCCGTGGTGCAGGGAACAAGACTATAACGCTGTATGTAGACGGAATTGAGAAGACGAACGTATCTGTCACGAAGGCAGGTCTGACGAACTCGTCCTTCTCCTTCCTTCTTGATACCAACTATTCCAAGGGGCATCACAACGCTCAGCTGGTAGCAGAGTCTTCTATCGGTGGTGCAAATATCAAGAGTGAATCAATCTACTTTGACTTCTATGTAGGTACGAGTGACAAGCAACCTCAGGTGGGTGTCCTCTTCTCTCGTAAGGATGGTAGGGTAGATACGAGTGCTAACAACGTCAAGGCAATGATGGTTGGTGAGCAGTTCAGTGAACTCTCCTTTGAGTATGCTGTATATGACGCACTCAACTCTTCAGCTCCTACTACGATTAAGATTGGAGACCAAACGCCAAGCACGCTGAGCGTCACGAGAAGCACGAAGATTTACAGAACGACCTTCGCTACCAATGGCGAGATACCTATCGTTGTAGACTGCCGTGGTGTCTCTCAGACGATTACAGCAGATATTAAGAAGGGTGCTGTGGATATTTCCGATACCACAGAAGGTCTCTCCCTTAACCTCTCTGCTATCGGTAGAACATCTGCCGAGAAGGAGAAGGCTACGTGGAAGTACAAGAAGATTGTAACGAAGTTCTCGCCTAACTTTGATTGGCTCTCGGGCGGTTGGAGAGATGGCTACCTGCATATCACCAATGGCGGTAGTATTGAAATCCCATATAAGATGTTTAAGGAAGATGCTACCAACACGGGTTGTACCCTTGAGCTGGAGTTCTTCACTTCAAACATCAATGACAACAACGCTCCTATCATCTCTTGTCTTGATGGGAATGTAGGGTTTAAGGCTACTGCGCAGAAGGCAGAGATTAGGACGGCATCTAACGTAGAGGTATCCACCAACTACGCTGGTGGTCAGTCCTACCGAATGACCTTCGTCATCAATAGCAAGAGCGGTAATAGACTTCTTGAACTTTATATCAATGGTATCCGTAGTGGTGCTGTGAGATACGGCAATGGCGATAGCATCCTTCACCAAACGCCTAAGGGTATCACTATCTCTTCGGAAGGTGCTGACGTGGCTATCCGTAATATCCGTGTCTACGAGAAGGCTCTCAACGATGACGAAGTCCTCTCCAACTACATCTACACAAGACCTACGGCTAACGAGATTATCACGCTGTACCATAGCAATGACGTGCTTACCGACTCAGGTGATGTGTCTATTGAAAAGCTCCGTGCTAAGGGTAAGAGCGTACTTCGTTTCGTAGGTGACGTGAAGAAGGTTATTGAGACGAACAACAAGAAGTTTGAAGTGCCTATTGATGTGTACTTCTACTCTGCCTATGGTAAGCAATACGACTTTGTCTTGAAGCAGGGTGGTCTTCGTATCCAAGGTACGTCTTCTACTACCTACCCAAGAAAGAACTATCGTATCTACTTTGACAGAAAGAAGAAGTATGGTACGACTTTGACAGTAGGTGGTGTAGAGCAGAAGGAACTAAAATACTCCTTCAAGCCTAATGCTATTCCCGTACCTCTGTATACCCTCAAGGCTGACTTCGCTGAGTCCTCTTCAACGCACAACTCGGGTGTGGCAATCATCATCAACGAGATTTGGAAGCGTGCTGGGATGCTAACCCCACCTCAGAAGACCAACCCCAATGTACGTATCGGTGTAGACGGCTTCCCTATGGATGCGTTCTTCGCTTCTACCAATGAAGAAGAGAATACCTACCTCGGTAAGTATAACTTCAACAACGACAAGAGCCAAGCTGATGAGGTCTTCGGGTTCAGTGGTGACGACTGCGTCTGTATTGAGTTCCTGAACAACTCCCATCCTCTTGACCTCTTCCAAACGGCAGATATGACGAAGTTCAAGGATGGTCTTGAGTTCCGTTTCCCTGACCAAAAGTGGGAGGAAGCCTCGGAAAAGAACAAGAATGCTGTTAAGCGTCTTTGGGAATGGATTGTCTCTTGTAAGAACAACCCAACGAAGTTCAAGGCGGAAGTGAAAGACTACTTCAGTGTCAAGTCCCTCTGTTCTTGGTATGCTATGACGGACTACTTCATCATGGTAGACCAAAGAGCAAAGAATATGATGTTCGCTACTTGGGATGGTCTGAAGTGGTATCTTATCCCTTACGATAACGATACTATCCTTGGTGTCCGTAACGATGGTAAGGTCGTATATGACTACGACATTGACGAGGAGACGATGGACGCTCAGATTGGTTCTCACGCCTTCGCAGGTCACGATAGCGTCCTTTGGGATTTGGTTCGTAAGGGTCTGAAGAATGAGATTGCAGAAGCCGCTCAGAGTATCCGTTCTGTGATGAGTAACGAGTATGTCCTTGACGTACTCAACAAGCAGTTCATGGGTAATTGGTCTGAACGTATCTACAACAAGGATGGTGAGTACAAGTATATCAAGCCATTGAATGAGCTTGGTGTTGACTACCTCTACTCCCTGCAAGGTGCTCGTCTTGCTCACAGAAGCTATATCATTGAAAACAGATTTAGACTTCTTGATGCTAAGTACCTCGCTGGTACGTATCGTGCGGATAACCTGCGTATCTACTTAGCGCATAAGTTCAGTAAGGACAACAAGAGTATCCGTATCAAGAGTAACGATAAGTTCTACTTCGGGTATGGTTACACGAGTGGTGCGCCTAAGCAGAGCGGTGTTTATGCGAGTGGTGCTGGTGAGGTCGTCTCCCTGACGTTCAATACTGACCTTATCGTCAATGACCCTCAGTACGTATATGGTGCTTCACGCTTCATGGAAGTGGATATGAAGGAAATTTCTCCATACCTTATTGGTACGATTAACTTCAACAACTGCACCAATATCCGTAAGATTGATATGCGTACCCAAGGCGGTAACGACAAGATTACGAGTATCACTACGGAGAAGTGTTCTCAGCTTGAAGAGATTGATGTATATGGTATCAGTGGACCTTCGTTCACCAGCCTTGACCTCTCTCAGAATGCTAAGATTAAGAAGGTCAATGCCCATAGGACGAGTATCACGAGTATGAACTTCTGTGAAGGTGCTATCGTAGAGCAGATTTATATCCCTGCAAGTATGAAGACCCTGAAGCTCGTGGCTCTTTCTAAAATCACCAAGGAAGGACTTATCTTTGAAGACAAGAACTCCATCACCAACCTTTGGATTGAGGACTGCCCCAACCTTGATTGGGAAGAGATTTTAGAGATGCTTCCTAATGTTAAGTTCCTTCGTGCTAATGGTGTCAGAAAGAGAGAAAGCCCTGAGTACCTTAACAAGTTCAACAATATGGGTGGTATCTCTTCTACGGGTGCGCTTATCAACGAGAGCTGTTCTCTTATCGGTGAGTTCCAAATCCGTGGTAAGTACCTTGATGACGAAGAGTATAGTAGACTTACGGCTAAGTTCCCTGAGCTTTCTATCAGACAGCCTGAGTACAGCGTATATGGCTGGGTAAGTAAAATCAAGAGACAAGGTCGTGAAGACTTCTCTGATGTTATCACCACCGAACGTTGGATTAACTACGACAACGGGACGGGCTATGGCACGAGAAAGGCATACGAGGCGAGTGGTCACGTCAAGAAGATTTGGGACACCCGTATGGCTTATATGGGTAAGGAAGAAGAGCGTGGTACGATGTGGGTCTATCCCGTACATAGGAATAACTTCACCAAATACCTTGATAATGATAACATAGAGAACGCAACACCCGTAGACCTGAAGGATTGGACGAATGGAAACCTTTGGATTAAAGAGCCTGCATATTGGTACAAGGGCGTACACGATTGGGAAACGGGTAATGACTACTTTGTGGTCAGCTCTAACGCTCAGATGCCTTCTATTCCTGAATGTAAGGTATATGACTACAAGGCTATTCAGGAAGAACTACAGCCCGTTATACAGCACTACATTCAGTTCCTCTCTACGTGGAATGCAGATGGTAGTGTAGGTATAGAGCAGTGTATCTACAAGTATAGGCAGGATGCGGAGATTACTTCGTCTGACTACAGAAAACATAGAGGTGCTCTTGCTCTTTCCTATATTAAGATTCCTTGCAGTGGATATACTCGTATCAAGATTCCACTTAACAATATCGGTCTTGATGAAAGAGATACAAGTGACTTCTCTAACGCTCAAAACGTTGGAATCTTCGGATATATGACGGAGAAAATGAGGTCGCCATTCCAAGATAGATTTGTATATGAGCTTCCCGTAAGGCAAGCCGCTGTATTCACTAACGCTCAGGATAAGGTGATTAAGGTCGTACAACTATCTCCTAAAAAATATCCTGCGTGTTATAAGGACTTGTGTGTCGCCATCCCCGAAGGAGCTACGCATTGCTACACCTCTGTCTACACAAAGGATATAGATGAGCTTATGACCATAGTCTTGTCTAATAGCGATGCTCCTGAAGATTGGGAGAGCGAGTGGGTCAAGGTTGATGAGAGATGGATTTCGTTTATGCCTTTACACTCAGAAGAAGGTGCTCCCTTTACTCTGTACACGATGTCGCTAAACGACAAGTTTGCAAAACCTGATATAGCAGGTAACTCTGCATACCGATTTGCAGAAACAAACTCGTATTACGATAACGTGACATACGAAGAGTATAAGGATGTCCTTATGATGATGTGTGCATACAATGGGACATTCTCGTTGAGGAACAAATATGGTACGCCTACGCTTAACAACGTGATGTCAAAAGACACCATAATGAAATGGCAGTCTGTACCTGAGAAGGGTTTCATTGGCTCATCACTGCTTGACAGAAATGGGCGTTCTGATGGAGGAGCGACTTCCTATCACGCATATTTCATCTACGAAGACAACAGCGGTCAGGAAGACAGATGTATCGCAAATTATGGTGGATATGGATGGCTTAGCCCTAATGTACCTCTTGTATTGTCCAATCAGGTTAAGGGTACTACGAGTATGAGTAATACAAAGGGATATGGCTTCATCATTTCATTAGACCATAATCTGACTGCAAAGATGGCTTCCGACAGCTACAACAAGAGTATTCTGTTCACCTCGCAGTTGCAATTACAGCCTGCTCTTGGAAACCTTGTCTTCTATGAGAGCAGAAACAGCTCTTCAAGTATGGTAGAGAAATTCACTCCTTATAGTGAGGTCGGGTATAGGCGTATTCATGCAAGCGGGATATATCTCAATTACATCAATAATAAGGGAGCTGTGCCGAGTATCCTTGAAAACACCATATCTGTAGATATGGTCGGTGGGCGATTTGCAGACGTACTTCCAAGGAGTTTTGACACAACTATAAACCCAGCCAATGGCGGTACTTCATTCTACTTGTTTGGTAATAGTATGCCCCGTAATAGTAATGAGACTATATTCTTATCAAATGGGTCGAGTATGTCACAACTCCATCCTTCATGGGCGTGGTCTAACTCCACATTCTCTATCGGCTACTTCTCCGAAGGTGAACGGAGCACATATAGAATGTATGTTCCTATCTTCAAGGGTCGTATTGAGTACGCCACTTCGCTAAGTCAGTTTACCTCTAAAGAACAATACAGATTTATTAAAGATGAGAACTATTCAAACTTTAGTTGGTAATCCTTATACCTCGGAAGGGAAGCTATACTATCTCCAAGACCCTATAGCTGACCAATGGGTTATACGCACGGGCGTAGAACTCAACGAGGATGGGGAGACCTACACCTACTCAGAAGTGGTGCTGAATGGCAAACCTACCTTCTCAGATGTCGTTACGCATGTCACTGACCCATTCTATGAGGAGATGGAACACGAGATTGAGTATGGTCTTGTATATACCACCTTGGATGACAACAAGGTGAAGCGTGTCATTAGACTGACCGATGGTAATATCCTTGAATGGGGGATGGGCTATCTAATGGCAAAAACCTCGGATGGAAATTCCTTGCCTCAGAGTATCTTCATAGGTAAGGATGCTACGGACGAGTATCTCTACACCTTCACTACGATGCGTCAGATGACGCACTTCTCTCTTACTTGCTCAAGGCATATATCTAATGCCAAGTCAAAGTATTGGGAAAGGCGACAGCGTGTTGATTGGAAGGCTTATGACCTCCCCGAGCTGGAAGGCTATGAGGAGGAAGTGCCCGAAGATATACGTGCGGTTGTAGAGAGCAACGAGTAATCTAATGAAAAGGAGAGGGGAGGCAGGTGACTGCTTCCCCTCTCTTGTTGTTGATATATGGGCTATGACCTACTTCTTGTAGTAGTCATCATAGTTGTCAATAAGAGTTCTCAGGACTATCTTCCCGTAGTTCCTATCACCAAGGAGACACTCGTAGATGACGCTGTACTCAAGCTCCGTGATGTTATTGTCCTTAGCGTAGCGGTTCAGCTCCTCAATGAAGAAGTCACGTGATAAGTTACAAGGTAAGCTCCAATAGCACTGAAGGTTATTCCTGAGCTTTAGGTAGTGGTAAGCCTTTTCAAGGTCTTCCTTCCCGTTCTTCTTGTAGTGACGGGTGATGTACTTGACGAGGTTGCCCTCAATCATTAGAAGCTGAAATCTTGTGATGAACTCAATAGGCTGATATGCACTCTTGTAGTGTTCACCACCGACCTGATGTGCGAGAGGTGACTTCATTTCGTTGTCTGACATTGTTATATGTATTAGTGAGAGTTTACTTGTTGATGATGCTCTTTAGGAACTCAATACCTGCTGGTGTCCACACAAGGTAGGTTGTCTCCCAGCTTTCTTTCTTTCCTCCTCTTACATTGCAGGACTTATATACTTCGTAGCTCTGATTGCAGTAGTCAGCGTGCAGTAGCCACATATTCCCGCTCTTGTAAATAACCTTCTTTTCGGATAGGATGGTTATCAGTTCCTTCACTGAGCGTAGACCGAGTATCTTTGACGCTTGGGTCATCGTATAGGTTGCCCTTGGTGGGATATGTCTGCTTCTCTTACTTGCAAGGAGTGGCGCTTCCTGCATCTCTTTGACAAGCTCCTGGATGCGTTCTTCACGCTCTCTTACAAGAGCCTTCTGACGTTCAAGCTCTTCAAGAAGATGCTCCTCGTAGGTCTTCTTGGGCTTCTCTATGTCAGCCTTGCATTCCTCAAGGAACTTACCCAGCTTCTTGTCGCACCACATTGCAAAGGCGAGTGCGTATTCAAAACGCAACCACGTTCCGTAGTAACCTTCGTATGTACCATATTGAACGTAGTAGTCATTCGTCTTGTCTGCATTCTTCCCCGTATAGAAAGGGAGGACGTACATTGAGTACTTAGCCCAATCGTTGAGCTTCTTACCCGTGATACGTTTCAGGTCATCCAAGCGGATGAAGAGTTCGTTCTCCTCTGTTGTGTGGAAGAGGACTGCGACCTTGTTGTAGTTGTAAATCTCCATAACGATTTCCTTTTTGTCTTTATCTATACCGCAAAGATAGTGCTTATTCTCTAAATAAACAAAAGGCAAGAGAAATTTTTATTCATCGTGGCGAAAGATAGTAATAATCAAGGAGTTATCAACGGGATGAAGGTTCGCTTCAAGGATATGTGGAGTGATGTCCGCACCTATATGTCGAACCTATACAACGAGCATGGTCAGGTATTCACTCCAGCCTCACCCTTCGCTCAGATACTTCAGACGATACTCCACGTAGGTCGTATGATACTCTACTACGTGGAAGACTCTATCACAGAGCTGAATATCTCCACAGCGTCAAGACCTTCGTCTATATATGGTCTTGCAAGCCTTACGGGTCACTCTGCATTCCGAGGTTCAGCATCAAGAGGTCGTGTCAGACTTCTCCTCAAAGAAGTACCAGCTAATACGGCATCAGGAGAGGTTCTTATTCCTAACCTGATGCAGGTGTATAGTAATGTCACGGGGGTTTCTTATATTGTACTTATACCAGCAGAGCAGGCTTCTATTCCTCTTAGGAATGGTGCTTACCTTGATGTAGACCTCGTTCAGGGAAGTATAGAGTATCAGCAGGGCACGTCTGATGGCGGTGCTTTGCAGA